CCAAAAAAACATTGCTCATTCAAAGAATTTGGAGGTCCTTTTGAACCTCATTGCGTGAAAGGAACTCAAGGATGTAAAGTCTATCCAGATCTGGAATCTCTATTGATATCATTACGTTCTGGTGGAATGTCTTTACTTGCATTATGTAAGGGAAATGAACCAGACAAGGAAGAGTTCAGCGTGTTTCAAAACGAAATCGCTGGAAAAATATTAAAATGTTTCATAGTTGATAACAACATAGAAATGATAGATGTATGTGGTATTGCAACAGACTATTGCGTTTATGAAACGGTAAAGGATTTACATGAAACTTTTCCAAACGTAAGAATATCCGTATTAACAGATTTCTGTGCCGCTGTAGATGAAAGCGATAAGAAACTTTTTGATTATTGTGAAACAATCAAAAATGTACAATTGATATGACAATCGAATTCATAGATTTAGATGGAAATTACATAAAGCAATGGCCCAATTGGAACAAGCGTTTGATCCCACAAAAGGGGGACTGTGTAATTTTACATTATGGTGACAAAAATGAAATAAAAGTCTCTTATGAAGTACATAACAGGGTTATCGATGGAACGAATCCTGACAAAGTCGTTGTGGTTGTGGATCCCATGGAATAAGTTTTGTATATAAGGAAAAATTTTCGCAAAACACTTGTCAATTCAAATATTTTTCGTATCTTTGCGCCATCAAACAAACATAAACTAACCTGATATGAAAAAGATAAAGAATTTCCCTTTCAACTCTGTAGTACTTATGTCTAAAGGATGGTATGGTCTTACAACAGAGAAAAACTTCATGGATCTTGTAGCCAGATTGATTAGACTAGATGACCAATACTATATCTCTGAGCATCCAAGCGATTCCGAGATTTCCCATTACATGTTGATCGCTCTTGATAAAATTCATCAACACCTTGACGAGGAAGACAGAAAATGCGGTCGTTGGCTTTGCTCACCTCTTCGATTCGAAGAGGATGTTAATCGTTATATAAGACTATGCGAATATACAAGAGACGAAGCGATCGTCTTTAGTGTTCTCAACGTGATGATGATGCTTTCGAATGATGAGATCGAACTTAATATGCCACGATATGGAAAAGGTCTTCCAAGATATACTGGAGGAAAATTCTCTACATTGGATTGGAGATCAATCACATATACTTTCATGAGAAAACACGCTGAAAAATTCTTCGGGAAACAATCAAAGAAAAACCAAGAAAAGGTTTTAGATGGTGTTCAACAAATAATATCTTCTTTGAAGGAAAAAGAGTATAAGAACTGGTACTTCACTTTCGGCTGCGGAGACGAAAAGAACAAAAAGAACTATGTCAGGATCGTCGCCAAGACCGAATCGGATGCAAGGAAAAGAATGATCCAAAAATATGGAACCAAATGGGCATTCGACTATAGTGAGGAAGATTGGGTGATTTATCCTGATACCGATCCCCATTGGCTCACTAAAGCACAATGGCACGGATTTGATATAAACAGAACAGAGCCAATCACACAAGCAGAACTTTATGGACTGTCCGAAATCTATCTTGGAGTTGTGAAATAATAAGTTTAATCCATAAAATAAGTAATACAATGTTAGGAACACTTACAATATCCCCAGAACTCTATAAGGAAATCGAATCCGTCTGGGATGAAATTATCATAGATCAAGAATTGGAAAACTTCAGCATCGAAGATGCGTACATTCCATGGTTGAAAGATCCTTTGAAACATAATCCAAAACCAGGTGTCTATATAGGATGGAACAATTTCCAGCCTTGGGCATACGATCAGACAAAGGATCTGAAACAACATTTCTGGTGGTGCGTTGACGAATGTACTTATTATTCAGATGACGGTGGGCACGATAAAAACGGATTTCCTAACAGGAACCTGAATTATATCGGAAACCCATATGGATTATGCGACGATCCAAATCAAGCGATCGAATATCTGAAAGGTTTCGTGGATCATCCAACAAGGACTTACATCATCTGGATGTATCCTATAGAGCATCATCCAGAGAACGCTGGGAAAACAGGAGGTTTCAGGCCATATAAAAACGGAAAATACATCGGAAAGTGGAAGGAAATCATCGATACGCACGAATATTTCGACAACTGTGAATTTCCGCCAGAGTTCCAAGGATTTATCTATGCGTTCCATGCGATACGAATAAAATAAACTTTTGACATGCTTACTTTCGATGAAGCGATCGATCAACATTGACCGATCGCTTTTTCTTTTTGTCCAGACATATGCTGATCTTGCTCTGATGTTATCACCTAGATCGATCCCAGTGAGATCCAACCTAATATAGAACAAAATGCAAACTTTTGTCGATTTACAAAAATATTCCGTATATTTGCATCATGAAAATAACTGAATCACAAATGTCTGAAATGTTCAGGGAACTGAACGAACAATATTTCGACGGACAACTGGACACACCAAAATTCAAAGTAGTCCACACAATGGACGCTTTGGGGCTGTATTTCAGAAATATAGACGGAAACGAGATACGAATAACCGATGTCTATGACAGGGACGATCGATCGTATCGCCAGACAATGCTTCATGAGATGATACATCAGAAGATAGATCAGTTCAGACTCAAGGACAACTCCGAACACGGTAAGGTTTTCATGAAGGAGGCTGCTAGGTTGAACGCTCTTGGATGGGATATAACCCCAGTGTCTGACTCTTCGTCGTTTTCCGTAAACGAGGGAACTACAAAAAAGAGATCAATCTATATTTTTCTTGTTATAGGAAAGGTTATGGCAGTAGCCGCAGACAGGGGAGGCGAGAAAACAGTAGAGGCCGTTCTTCGAAAATATGGAGCCAGAAATATAAAGCACATTTTCACCGACGATCCTATGTTCGCTAGACTTCCACCTTGCAGAGTGAAATTAAAAGGAATAACATTGACAGAAGAAATGATAGAAAAAGTGAATGAACGATTTGATCTGAACTTTTGAACTTATTGTATTTCAATATGTTATTATATTTTTGAAAAAATCTGGAAAAAATACTTGCCGATTCCAGATTTTTTCGTATCTTTGCAGCGTTAAACATCAAAACATATAAACTATGGACTTATCAAAGAAATACAGAATCGTAGAGACTATGGCAGCAGAAACGAAAAAATAAAGATTTTTCTTGTACAATCAAAAACTTTTCCGTATCTTTGCATCGAAAAAACAAACTATCATATATGGCTATTTTCGCAAACATTAAAGATGAGTCCGTTATCGAAGCAGAGAAAATCCTGATAGAAAACGGAGTACCACAGAAAAATGCAGCAGACGTTCTATTGAGAATAGGGCAAAAGCTTTTGCAGGCAGACCTTTACTGGAACATAAACTTGGATAAGAAAAGATGCAAACAAGAATAAAATGGATCGTCGATGAACTCAATGTTTTCCTTGAGTCGGTTCACACAGAATAGGAAATGATCGACATGATCAAACGAATAAAAGATAGATTAGAATCAATATCACAAATTAATCAAGGTTGGTAAAAATGAAAGCTATTAACGACAAAATTGTTTCAGATCACCTTTGGTATCTTTGTCTCGCCTACCTTAACGAGACTACGTGGAAACCTATCGATGACATTGGTTTGATGAGATATGAACAACAAGGGTGGCCAACATTCAAACTTGAATGGCTTAACTGGGAACAGTTTCAAAAGATTTCAAGAGATGCTGTCGAATATTTCATCAACGACAACAAGGAACTTACTCTAGACAACATAGACAAATTCGTGGAAAAATAAAATTAAATGAACATTAAATGAACGAAGATAACAATATCATTCCAGAGCCGTTCGACAAAGGCCAATACGACGTCTACTGGTTCCAACCATATTTCGTTAACACGGTTAAAGCCGTCCTAGAAATGGCACAAGACAAAGACGTCTTACTCTCTTACTGTAGGGCAAAACCTGATACTGAAATCACCCTAGATAAAATAATCACATATGGAGTGATGTTCCCATCAGAAAGAAGAAAAGATTTCGATGATCTGATTGACAGAATAGAATGGAATGATTCTGATTCATACATTTTGTCCGTCGATCCAGAAAATAAAAGATTGGAACGATCAAACATGATCAAGACACACTTGGAAAGAATCCTTGGCATGTCAGACGAACTAAACAAGATGATCGAATGCTATGTTTAACAATAAAACATCAAGACATGAATGAAATTAATAATGACTACTGCTCACTTTATCCGATGATGTTCACAGCAACTAAGGAAAGGATGAATGCACTGTCTCGCAGAAACGAAGACATCAAAATCAGAAGGAAACTCCACAGGATCGATCGATACAAACGATAAGCCATACCGTTGTGCAGACGGAAGGGGGCGATCCGACAATCCAAGGAAGCTGGTGAGGATCGTCCCCCGAAAAATTTCAGGAGTATTCAATCCATCAAAACACAAAACGTGACCATAGAGATGTTTTCCGTAAAAAACCAGATACATTAATCGTCCAGAACATAAAAACGTCTGTACGGCCACGTTTTCGGCTTCTTTCAGAAAATAATCCACAGATAAATCACTATGGAAACATTTTTCTGATTTTACTTGCATAATCCAAAAAGTTTACGTATCTTTGCCGCGAAATTCAAAAACAACATAAAATGGCAGACCAAACGACAGAAAACAAGCTGAAAGCTATGCGCACGACACCTAGACAGGCACGCATGCTGCAGGAATGGAACATACCAGCTTCATCTGCGGACACGGAGAACTCATTCGGTATAGCATGGTCTGGACTCGCGTTATCCAAAATGCTTCCAGACTCAATACCAGACAACTTCAACAGGCCATCCCAATTCGCTGGCGACAGGATATGGTACAAAGGCGTCAGCCCTATATTCAACGGACCAGATCCTATGCAGAACCTTGTTGAGATGATTGTCTGGCTCGTGAAGACTGGGAGAGGCAGACTGCTTTCGATCGATCCACAACCAGAAACGGCATGGGATGAGTTCCTGAAGATTAAGATCAATCAGATTAACGCAGAACATTTCAAGAATATCAAATCAATTCAACAGCCAAAACAGGAGGAACAGAGAGATGGGTGGAAAAGAAACTAAGAAATCATGGATAGAATATGCGCTAGATCTGTTCGCTGTAATCATGGTATGTCTGATAACTAATGGATGTATCGTGTTATTACAAACAACATTATATTTGTTTAGCCAAGACATAAAACAGATCGATCCATTGAAACCTTTGCCATATCTGTTGGCAATCGGTTTTATAACATATGGAATAAACCTAATCATAAACAATAAAAATAAACAAAAATGAATGAATTATTTAGACGCGACTGGTCTGCAATCGGATGCATCGTTGTAATCGCTCTTATCGCTGGACTACTAATACTGGAAGGATGGGTTGCATCTCTTCTCTGGAACTGGATCGCACCGATCTTCTGGTCATCTGCACCTGTCCTAACAACATGGAAGGCATTAGGAATAATGTTTGTTCTGGATATCATAGGAACATGTCTGTTTAAGTCAAGTTCAAAAACATCCAAAGAATAAAATTCATAATTAACAAACAATGGGGGATCGATCATTTTTGATCGATCCCTTTTCTATTTCAGCCAACACAAAACAAAATATATTCATAGCGTGGCGTGACAAAAAGATCCCACTGGGATCTTCTAACACAAAACAATTATCATCATCAAGAAAAATTTTTCCAAAAACTCTTTCCAGTTTCGGATAGTTTCCGTATATTTGCATTGTCAAGCAGCGGTGAAGACGCAATCGGCCCGCCAGCCGTTCCGCACACCTCCTTCCACGGCTGGCACGCCGCAGCGGATCCGCTGGTTTGACAAAGACGCGACTTTCGTCCAGTGGCAGGACATCAGATTTCCACTCTGAAAAGGTGAGTTCGAGTCTCATAAGTCGCTCATAATCAAGGGGTTTTATTCCATAGGTTAGTTTTGTTTTCCGATCGATCCGTTCACAAAAGGATCGATCGGTTTTTTTGTTTATCCAGACAAAGAAAAATAATTCGGATTTTTCTTGCACATTCCAGAAATTTTCCGTATCTTTGCAGCGAATTTCAAAAACAAATAGAAATGAAGAATTTTTTTGATCAAGAAAGAGTTTACAAGAAATATCTCATTATAGATTGTCATTGTCCAAGTGGCAGTGTCTGTTTCAGATCAGATTATCAAGACAGGAAGTTCACTTATGACATCGATCGTGCCTTATGTTTTGACACATACAATGATGCCGAAACGTATATAAAAGAACATAGCAATATCATGCTTTGTCCCTCGATCGTTGACTATAGGGTTGCACAGGGAATTGCAAGGGAACTTTCACAGACACATGTGTTCAAGTCAGGAAACCATGCTGGAGAGTATATTTGTTAGAAGGATTAAATCGAACAACAAAAACAAGAAATAAAATGTGCTTATACGCAACAGGTAGCTTTACCGAGCCGAGATACACAAAGGGTGAAAGAATAGTGTGGAAAATTCTGTTCGTGAACAGTGCTGGGTTCCACTACACACCAGTGATAAAAGATCGTGTCAGGCCAATCCAACTTAGCGGGGATGTTCCACTGATCGGACTTGGGGAAACGGAACTTTCTTTCAGGCACGGAACTCTATATGTAGGAAGGGGGTTCATCCATGCTTTCACGGAAAAGCCTTCCGAAGACACAATGCGAGTATGGAACGAAATCGCGAGAGACCAATCAGTGAAAAAATCGATCGGCCCAGCATATGCTAGGGTGGTCATGTGTATCATACCTGAAGGGATCAGATACTACGAGGACGGGAAAGGGGAGATCGCCGCAAGGATGATGTATATCGTTCCAGAAACCCCAGAGTCGAAGACAGAGAAAAGAAGGAAATTGCTACAGAAATACCTTGACACGTTTTAAAAATCAACTAAAACTTATACAACATGAATATTAGAATATACGGAAAACAATATAGATTTATTGATAGATTTACTACATTCAATAAATTTACATTCCAGACAAAATTGAGTAAACTTGAGAAACTTTCTGACATAAGACTGCCATATGAACAGTCTTATAAAGAAGGTAAAAGTATAGAAGAAAACAGGATGGCAATCGAAAACCGCAAAGAAAGATTCTTCTCAGAACTAAGTGACTATATTGCTAAGGTGTTCGGTGTTGGTGAGAATGTAAGTAACATAATAAACCATATAAAAATTCTCTCTAAACTAACAGATAAATAATCCGTAGATAAATACATTGTAAGAATAATTATTCGGTATGCTCAGGTCTTGGAACATAGTGGTAAGGAACGACATCAGGCTTCTTGGTATGATGTCTGATTCGCTTTCCATATATGATCAGGCCCTGTACTTCCAGAGGCAGGCGTATTTCGAGACAAAGGAACAAGGGAAGATAAAGACTTATTCATACAACCAGCTCTGGGAGAAGGTCAAGACAGAAAGCAAGGTTGCCGAATCAAAGCTTGACATAAACATCAAGCAATATGTCGTAAGACAGGTTGCAAAGAACTGGCTGTCATGGATCAAGGCGACACAATCATATAAACAAAATCCTTCCAAGTTCAATGGCAGGCCGAAGATGCCGAACTATCTTTACAAGACAAAGGAATATAACATCATATACATCGATTCAAGCAGGTTCAGAAAGAAGGATCCAGAAACAAACTCTTTCACAATACCTTGTTCTGGCTACAAGATATTCGTACCAAGACAGATAAAGTTGAAAGATGTTAGACAAGTCACAATACAGAAATACTATGACAAAATAAAGATAAACATCATATATGAAGACAGGGAAGTAATAAGGAACAACTATGACTCAAATTCTTGCATAGGAATTGATTTAGGTGTAAATAACTTGTGTGCTATAACTTCAAACGACAAACCCTTTTCATACGTCGTTAACGGTAGACCACTGAAGTCCATGAACCAGTTCTATAACAAGAGACTCGTGGAGTACAAGTCTGAACTCGAAAAATGCAACAACAAACACACAAGCAAGAGGATTCAGAGATTGACGAAGAAAAGAAACGCAAAGGTAAACCATTACCTGCATTGTGCGTCAAAACAACTGGTTGATTTCTGTGTCAGGAACGGTGTGGAGAAGATCATTATAGGCCATAACAAAGGATGGAAACAGGAAGTGAACATCGGAAGAAGGAACAACCAGAACTTCGTGCAGATCCCTTTCAACACGTTGATTGAGCAGATCAAGTACAAGGCTCTGAAATACACGGACTTGGTTGTTGAAACGGTCGAGGAATCATACACAAGCAAGGTTGACCATATAGTTCTGGAAGATATGAAACACCATGAAAAGTACATGGGAAAGAGGACAAAGAGAGGATTGTTCGTTTCATCCACAGGAAAGATTCTTAACGCCGACATAAACGGTTCCATAGGAATGATGAGAAAAGGGAATGTAATCTCGGATGCACAGCTAATGTGCTTACGGGATAGAGGTGACGTTGTATCACCAAAAGTGTTCAAACTGAACCTTTGAATGATTTTATATAGTTTATCAATTAGATGAAACTGTATGAAATCAATACAATGAGATTATTAGAGTTGAATCGTATGTCATTATACCATAATTGACACGTTTTGATATTTTCCGTATATTTGCAACGTAATTAAAATATTTGAATCATGGAAGAGAAAATCAAAAAGGGAGATGTCGTTTGCATCTACGACAGGCATAAGTCAATAAAAGAAATCACAATCGTCGAGACAACAGTAGTAAGTGCTGGGAGCAAGCACATCACGACAGAATACGACAGACACAACAAGTTTGATTCCGATAGCTTATGCTCTGATTGGGGAGGCTATGCCTTGTTCAAGGGAACCAAAGAAGAGTGTGAAGCATATCTTCTAAAAACGATAGAAGCAAAGAAAATGTGCCGCGCAATAAACGATTATTTGAATCGTCACAGTTATGATTTTGATTTGATCAATCATGTATATAACTTGATTTTCAAAACAAATTTAGTAGGGTAATACTTGTCAAGGAAAAAATCTGCACAAGGTATTATTCAAAAATCATATACAAAATACTTGACACGTATCATATTTTTTCGTATCTTTGCAGCGTAAAACAAAAAGGAAAACTAAGCTATAAAACGAAAGGAAAATCATGAAAAAAGAAGAAACCAGAATCAAGGAGATCGAGGAATCTATCAATCAAAAGAAACAAGAACTCGACAATCTGACCAGACTTGTCTCGATCAAACAATCGGAAATCAAGTCTCTATACGATGAAATCGCCTATCAATATTCCAGCATGGAGAAGTACTCTTCGCTAATAGGAAAGAAAGTTAGAATTTCGTGGATTGAGTGCAACAAGACAAGATCGATCGACGGATACTTCAAAGGGTTTCAATTCTTCAATGACCACTACTACAAGGACGTTTACCCGAAACTAGCAAAGATCAAAAAAGATGGATCCATGTCAATGGTTGATTACTCAAGTTATGATTTGCCATCAGCGAAAATCATTGTTTCGATCGAACAGATTTGAAAATTGCAACAATATGAACGCACAACAAATATACAAGAAAAGGATCGAAGAAGCGGCTTATAGAGAAAGTTCTAAATATGACGTATTCGAAATTAAAGAAAGTAATGCAGCATATTATGCTGCAATGAAAGTAGCAGACTTTATCTTGCGAAACCAATGGATTTCCGTTAAGGATAAGGAAGCGTTGATAGAAGACATACCTAATTGTCTTGTTGCTTTTAAAGAAATGGATATGGTGTTGTATTCAACTGGAAGCTACGAAAAAGAAAATGATGAATGGTTTGTGGATGGTGTTGGATTCAATGCCGAAGTTACACATTGGATGCCTATCCCACAACTGACAAACTCATGATTCTAACAGATTTGTATTTAGACTTCAAAGACATGTTGTCCGACACAATATTCAAAAATCTTGAGTCAAGGGCAACAAAAGAACAACTGAAGGAAATATCTCAGGTTTATTCCGATAGCAGAAAACTACTGAATGAGGAATATTCCAAGATAATCGAACTCGTCACCAATGATAAACTTGAAGTTATTCGATCGGAGTACAGACCTAAACCAGATTCTGGAGAGATCCCAGTTTTCGTGGATATGGAGAAATACAAGAAACGGGAAAGCTTGAGAAAAGACGAAGACGACTGGTATGAAAATTGGTCCAAGTATCATATAATGTACGATCCATGCAGCCAGAACGGAATAGACATATGCTTCGATAGAAGCAACGCAAGACTTCTTTTCGGTGACTGCGCCAAGGCAAAATTACAAGACAATATAAACCCATGGGATTTTGTCATAGAAGTTGAAGGACAAGAATACGGCAATAGACTAAGCGGTTTAAGGAAATTTTTTGTCGTTTCACCGACATGCGAAGACAAACAAGGGTTCTTCTTGGAAATGTTCAAGCCATACATACTTAGATCGTTCTCAGACACTTGTGCAGAACTTAGGCTTACAAAGGAATTTGAAAAATATGCAGAGGAATCTATCGATCTTGGTCTGGCGACATTATCTTCAAAAAACACTTGACACGTATCGATATTTTTCGTATCTTTGCACAGTAATTAAAAGGCAGACCAATAAAAATGGAGGAGAAATTATGAAACAAATTACCGAGGACTATGTAAATTCTGAAATTGCCCAACTCTTGCAAGAGAAAGGGTTTGATATACCTTGCAGACAAGCATACTTTAATGGTTCGCTTGTTGACTACACCATGTATGGCTTTTGTGATGGTAAACTGCTTGATTGCCCAACACAACATATCGCTATCAAATGGCTGAAGGAATTGTATAGTATTTATATCACATCTGAACCTGATATAAACGATAAACATTGTTTCTATCCTGCAATATACACAATGACGGAAGAATCTTGGGATATGCAATCCTTTGAAGAATTAGAAAAACTTAGTTTTGATAAACCAGAACAAGCCGTTGACGCAGCGATTTTGTATGTTTTAAAAAACTTGATTTAAAATAAATCAAAAGTTTTTTATTCGTATCTTTGCACCGTAATTCAAATACATAACAACAATGTGTTTATACACAAATAAAAAAGAGAAAATGAAAAACACCTACAAACCGAATCCGATCAACACGTCGGACATCAACCTTCCTGAAGAACTGGAAGAACTCAGAGAAAGAATCGCAGAAAACGTCCACGACATCTGGGCAAAACAAAGGATCGATCAAGGATGGACATACGGACCATCAAGAGACGACTCCCTCAAGAAACATCCTTGTCTCGTACCGTATCAGGATCTCCCAGAAACCGAAAAGGAATACGATCGATCCACCGCCATGGAGACGCTGAAACTGATCCTGAAACTCGGATGGAATATCAACAGGAAATGATTCTGGAAAAATTACAAAGAAAATCCAAGAAAATATTCTAAGGAAATTTTTGTAAATACTTGAAAATAAAACAGATAAAAATCCTGTAAAAATTCCAAGAAAAATATTGAAAAATTTTCCAGAAAATGTTTTCCAGATAAAAAATATTTCCGTATATTTGCATTGTGAAAAGGGAACCGCCCCACACAGATGGAGAACAGGCCGTTCCCTTCACGATAACCCTGCAGGGTATAAACGGCAAGCTGATTACCCGCCGATCGGCCTATATGCTATAAACTAATAGCGGGAAACAAGGTCTGGTTAATCTAGAGACCTGCTGGTGCAAAGATGCCATTACTTCAGGCCCAGAAACCAAGAACGGATGGCCGCGAGATTGGACGATCAACACCTATTCGCCCCCGCCAATAAGCCACCTGTCAAGCCAACAACCCAGACCTATCAAGGGAAGCGGAAGCGGAAACGCCGCTACGCCATTGCGCCGCCCAATTATACCAGAACGCCGACGGGCTTGCGCATGTTAACAACAGTTGGGCTGGAGGGTCCCCATCCCAAGTACACAGCCGCGATCGATCCGCTTCCCTTTTACCAATAAAACCATCAATCAGGATAACAAGCATGATCACAAACAGGATCGATCACCATAATTCCGATCGATCCAAATCATATGCGATGAGATTAATTGCATATGATTGTCACCAGAGATCTTTCATTATTTGTTAAAAATTTTCTCTGGTATTCGCAATTTTTACGAATTTGGGGACACAAAACATGCATTCTTGATGTTGTGGATAAACCGAGACGGGAACCACATGGTGTTTCAATTAAACACACAAACAGTCACGATTCATTTTTCGACAGATCCGATCAAGAACCTTCACTGACATCCTGTCAGGAAAGGGGAAAGATCGGATCTGCCTTTTTGTCATGTTTCGTGCTGCAAAGATACGAAAAAATCCGACACGATCCAAGACAAAACTGACATTTTGTTAGTACCTGACATGACATTCTGTCATTCCGCGCAAAACGATCGATCCCAGTGGGATCCGTTTTCGCAGTGACATCCGTACACATAAAACGGATCCCAGTGGGATCCAGAATGTACACAATAAGACCGAGTCAAAAACAACAGAACACCAACCAGACTGGATCAATCCAATAAAGGAATATCTATTTAGGTTCGATCGGCTCAAATTCTATTATCGTCGGCACATTCCCTTTAGCCTTAAACCCTTTCGGAGGAAAAATCGTTATACCACTGACATTATAATTCCCGTCATAGTGCGGTATGACTTTTATGTCATTGATCTTCATTTCTTTGTTTGGTTATGTTTTTCGATTTATATATCCTGTGTTCACAAGGATCGATCCTTTTGGAAACATAGATAGATACAGTATGGAAGAAAGCAAGAAAACGAAGAAAAAGACCCAGACATCACAGAAGGGCAACAAAAACGCATCCAAGGAGAACAGGCCGACAAAGTGGATGCGCGTCGAACATAAGGCTGACGAGCCTAAGGAAGGGCTTGGCATAACATACGACAGGCACGGCCACAAGATCGATCGCAGGAAGGTCAAAAGGAAACACAGGCCAGGCCCGAAGCGCAGGAGACGCAGGGGTGCGGAATACGAGGCCAAACGCAAGGAAAGGCTACGGCTGAAGAAACTCGCGGAAAAACTTGCCGAAAAACAAGCGAAGCGCAAGTACAAGAAACGCGACAGGAGGAAGAAGCCAGACATACCAGACTTCAACAGGCTTCTCAACGACAAGCATCTTCTCGTCTGCGGTGCGCAGTACAGCCCGAAGCAGAAGGTGATCGTCCCCAAACTGTCATACACTCCACTGATAGACACCCGATCGGATTGTGGCTTCACGTTCAAGCAGTACAGCATAGAGCGCATGAGGCAGCACCAGAAGCCAGAGAGCAAGAAATCCGAGTCATGGATACTGTGGATAAACACGCACAGGGCGCAGGCTATAGACGGGTTCTTCGACAGGCTCACGTTCTGCAAGGACATACGGCCTTGCTTCATGACTGGATCGATCGAGTTCTGGGACGGAAGGAAACCCATAAAGCCAATGTTCTTCGAGGGAGAGGACATGATCACGTTCCCGTCAGGGTTCAAGGGGTACAGGAACAGCGCGATAAAGAAGGCGTTCATCAAGTGCATAAGGGGAATGGACGACTTCAGGGCTTACATGGCCTATGGAGGCATAGTTATCGAAGGATACCACAGGGACGGGGTGAACAGGTTCCTGATACGATCGATGTCAAGGAACGGGGAGAAAAGCTACAACAGCCTCAAGGAAAGGGGTAAGAACCTCATGGACTACAAGCCGAGAAGATACTGGTTCTCAAGAATAAGTCCAGACATGATCGATCTCGACAGGAAAGGGAGGCCGATCGACAACCCGATCTGCATCGAACACAAGTGAACACGAGAATATGGATCCCACTGGGATCCTATACTGTGGCGACAGACGCCATCCGCCGAACACAAATGACACAAAAATAGGAATCCCAGACCAATCCGAAAAAAGGATCGATCTGGGATTCCAAATTACAGTGCAATAAATCAACTTCTGCTGAAAAGGTTCCCGTCGTCATCATAGGAAAAAATATTCCTGTAATAAAAGCTCCCATAACCAGACGGCTTCTTTGCTACTATGAAATCCGTCCCGTCGTCTTGGAATACGGCGACAACAGTATATTCCACCTTGCTTCTTTTAGGGGTGAAAGTATCCCCAACTTTATATGTCTTGCGTTCCATTGTTAAGAAAATTCATTTGTCCCAAGAATTGTCCCCAGTCCCAAAGTTATAACCATCCGAATGGCCAGACTGGTAAATACTCTCGACTATGGACATGGCTTTCTCGAATGTCTCGGCTTCCATGATCGATCGCAACCATTCCGAAATGATAAGCTTTTGCTCTATCCCGCTTTTGCCGATAAGCGATTTCTTTGTTGAATTGTTATCCATATACATTATGATGTTTTGATTTTAATTTCTCATTTATTGTTTCCCATATCCCATGCTTGTTGAGTCCAATCATGGCTCTTGGCAAAGGTAGCCTGAAATAATCATGTTTCGCGGATCTGAAATCTGGATATTTCTCGTTGAAATCGATCCCAGACGATGTCACCTTGAACTCAGAATATTTTCCCATTTTGAATATCTTACGAGGTTTTGACTATCTTGCTTCCCTTTACCAATGTCTTGGGCGGATCGGCCTTTCCGTATGCGGACAGAGCTTGATCGATCGTCCTGTACCAAGACCTCGACTTGCCCTTCCACAATATTAGGCAGTATTCCCCTTTCCTCACGTTCACCATCCTATAACGATATATGTCCCGTCAAACCCGTCGATCCCAGTGATTGCTGTCTTGAAACCATTCTCCCTGAAATGATCGGCGATCCTGCCATACATTTCCTTGTCGTGTTCATTCACGCTGTATATGACGGTATGCTCGTCATTGGAGTTGGACACGACGAAGTTGATCCTCGCCTCTATGTCATCCACCTTCATCCTGTATCTGGAATCTTCCATTCGCTTCTGCTTGCGTCGGCAGTTTACAGCGTTGAACTCATGTTTCTCCTTGTATTTCTCTATGATTTTTCTTATCGGCTCTATCATTGTCGTTTGTTTTTTATGTTATCTGCATTTGCCAGTCCAGATGATCGGGTGTTCCTTCCCGACCCAATCAATCCCGACAAGCATCTTGTCGTTCCCTTTAGGGACAGCGGCATATCTTTTCATCGCGTTGCCGTAGTTGCAGTCGGAAAGATCGATCGACTCCCTGTTGACGTTCAACCTGAATTTCCTGTACTTTACCATGGCGATCCCCTCCATCACACTTGAATTGAATTCACAATAGCCTCGGCACGATCGTCCTCCTCGGATTCCATGATCTCCCGAACCTTTTCGGAAATGACATCCTGTGCGTAGGAATCATGCTTTGCGCAACCGTCAACATAAAAGACCTTTGCTGTATCAGCGTCGATCGCTGCTATGACCTTACCTACCTCGTTGTCGTCTGACCAAGCGTCAACTGTCCAATATCCCTCTGGATTCAGGTAGTCGCATCTGATTTCACTGTAGAACGATTCTTTTGTTTCCATGATTGTTTCTTTTCTTTTTTATAGGTTAGTTTTCCGTTTTGTTTTGACGATGCAAAGATACGAAAAATATCAATACGATCCAAGAAAAATCTCGAAAAAATTTCTGGAAATTTTTTTCTGGTTTTTCTATACATCAGAATACATCGTTCAGAACTGGCACCTGATGTTGTGTTCCTTCACCAGACGCTGCCACACCATCCTATTGATGTGCTTGGCGTTCAGGGAAAGCTTGTCGCCAGTCTCCTTGTTCTCCCATATCTCATGGGAAGTTCCGTTGCTTCTTTTCACGGAGTAGCCGTTGTCCTTGAGGATCCGCTTGATCTCCCTTTCGTTGAATACTTTCATAGTGTACCTCTTTCTTTTGCAAGTTGTTCTATTTGTTCAATTCTTATGCAGTCGTTATCGTCTGTCCCATCGTCGTGGATCGATCGAAACTCTATCTCGTCTCCACCGCAGATGTCGGCCACGACTTCAACCCCTATCAGATCACTCGCTATCCTTCCAAGCTTCTGCTGGGCGGCACTGAGTCTGTTCGATGCGTCCAGAACCTGATCGTATGCTTCCCTTAGTTCTGTCTTAAAGTATTCACAATGATCACATCTACATACTCCATCCTTTATATTGCAATGAAGATATGTTCCGTCTATACACCCGTGGATACAGCTGAAAACTTTGTCGAATAATTCTTCTTGTGTCATGGTTTTTTGTTTTGATCGGTAGTGTACATACCATAAGGTGCTACCAAGGCCAATCCCATGGGAATCAACCCGCGATAATCCAAATAGTGGGAATTTAGATAATCTACAATCGTTGAACAATCATCATACATCATGCCAAAGCATTCACCAATAAGACCTGAATAACTGAATCCATATTGTTTGACCTCATCAGTTCCCATTAATTCCTTTAATTCCTCTATTTCCGCCTCTGTCATAGAAGACATTGGACGGAGATAAGGCTTAAAATCCTTCCATTGGAGTTTACCTAACATCATAAGATAGAGATAGTTTCCATGAATTTTAGTTGCCCTTTTTACACCATCACCATAATCATACTCAACAAATACTCCATACAACAACCTTCCGCAAAGGTCTCGGAGCAAAAGTTGTTTCTCTTCTTGTGTCATGGCTCATTCCCCCTTTCTGTTTTCGTCTGTGTCTCCAGTCTGTTCGTCTGGTACATTGCATCCATACAAGGAATTGATCATCATCTTGTAATGATCGATCAACCTATTCATGTTCCTGTTCTCGGCCTTCAGACGTCTGTTCTTTGACGATAAGCGTATCGCCTCGAAAAGGGCGATCGCCGTCGTTGCGATAAGTGTTGCAGTTAATCCGTTCATGCGTGATATTATTTGTGTTATTGGAAAACTATACGTACAATCTTTTGCAAGGTTTCCATGCACCTTTCCAATGTGTCAACCGCGCATTCTTCCGTCAAAGCGGCTCTGATGGCCTCTACCATTTCTTTGTCCGTCATGTTGTGTCCTCCTTTTGTTTTGACGGTGCAAAGATACGAAAAATATCAATACGATCCAAGAAATTTCTTGAAAATTTTTCTGGAAAATTTCTCGTTCTTTTTCTCAAAAAATTTTCTGGAAGAAGTCCATGGGATCGATCAAGTCGGATCCCAGTGGGATCCTTCTTTCCGCGACAGCTTCCGCGACATTGTGTCGCGAAACCGATCGATTCAACAAAAAGAAACCCGCCCCCGATGATCGAAGGCAGGCTTCCAAACAAAAAACATGAAACACAAAAACCAAAAGATTCCCTTGTCAGGTATAGATAACCTCGTTGAACAAGATGATCTGCATAAGCACCTCTCCCCCGTCCAGATCGAAGTTCCCATACTCCCCCTCGTCGATGTAGTCGTCGAACTTCTCCCTCGCGTCGGCGCGTTCCCATGGATCGTCCCACTTGAAATCACCTTCCGCCGCGCGTTGCAGTCCGTTCACGATGTCCTGCAATGTAAGCTCGTACATTGCATTCCCGTTATCGTCGTCTTCAAGGATCGTTCCTTTTTCGTTGTGCAGCTCACCATTGGCATAGTAATCATAGACATACACCTTGCCTCCGTTAATCAATACATCAGCGATGTGATCCTCGAAGCACTGACCTTTCTTCTTTTTGTCTGGAATCCCGTTCCAGAAATCCTTGTCGTAGTCGCACCCAAGCATGTCGCTTCCTGTCAGTGCCGTACTGAACAGATTCACAAGATCGTGATGGTTAATATCAGTGATTATGATTTTCCTCAATACTTTCATTTCATTTTCCCTTTCTTTTGGTTAGTTATTACATTTTCACAGGCATGGAAATATTGGTGATCGGAAGTCAACAGGGAACACCTGCTGATCGATCGCGTCCAGCAGAAGCATCATCGAATCCACGGTAAGGTACTCGATCGGCACGTTTGCGTCTGGGTAAACCATGACGACCTTGTCTGGCTTCAATGACTCGATTCCCTTGTGCTTCCTGTTCCTGACAGTTGTGTTGATCGTCTTGACCGACACGACAGTCCCGTTAGAAGTCGGTAAATCGATCCCGTCTTTCAGAACGAAGGATATTGAACCGTCGTCCTGTCTCGTCCCTTTTTGGATAATGAAGTTTCCGATATTCTTTGCAAGTTCTGGCTTGAACTGGTTGTTGTAGATGTTGCGCCAGTATGTCCTCTTTATTTCCATTGCTTTGTTTTTATAGAAGTGTCCAATATATAAGTTCAAAATCGTGATAGGGGAAATTCTCGCGTATCCGTCCGCATTTGCTTCTGGATTTGATCGCGTAGTCGAAAAGCGCGTACAGGGAAAAGTTCCTTATGTATCCTGTATTCATCATTTCCTTTTCAGATCTATTGTCCTTTTCCGAATACACGCGAAGTTTTCTCAATTCGGGATCTGACATCCTCATTACGATCGACTTTCCGCATCCTGTGAACTCGACCTTGTTGTTCAATTTTTTCCGTTCATTCGTTTCCATGGCTGTTCTGTTTTTGAATTACGCTGCAAAGATACGAAAAATACCGATACGATCCAAGAAAAATCTTCATTTATTTTCTATGAAATTTTCAACAATTTAATCCACAATAATTTACATATTTTTTCTTGTAAAAATTCTTGTAACTGTTATAAATTTCACGGCAAGAATAATCGATCTTCGCACTGTAACAGGATCCCAGTGGGATCGATCGTCCTGCGGGTACCCGCTGAAGTTCAGAACTTGTTTTCTGGAAACAAAAAACCAGCCGACCCAATGGCAGGATCGGCTGGAAAACAAAAACTATGGAAACAATTTTATCAAATATGGGTGATGTCGCTGACACAGTCGGAGAACACAAGGTTGATGGTGTCCCCGTATCCGAATGTCTCTGAGAGATCGACGGCAAGCTCGGAAATCGTCTCGATCGGAATATCCTTCAACGGTATCAGGATTCCGCACAGGCCGTCTTTGCCCCTCTGCTTGACGAAAACCCTTGCGTTACTGTCGATCTCCGATCCGATCTTGACACATTCCAGCCCACAGACCTCGATCGATCCGTACCACTGGGGTGTGTCGAAATCCATCGTGTGCAGTGTGGATTTTCCATCGTCTGTTCCGCATGGTTCCCCGTCGGAGTTGCCACAGACGATTGTCCCGACGAATATTCCGAAAAGGTCCTTCAGTTCATCTAATGTGCTGATGATTCTGTTGTTTTCCTTACCCTTTCTCTTTAATGTAACTTTTCTCTTTTCCATGATTTTATCGTTTTACTGTTTATATTCATTCCCATGATATTGACAGGTATTTTGTCACGGCATCGTATTTTGCGTCATATCCCAAATGTTTGAAATACCATGCGATTCTGTGTCCTGCTGTTGTGTCAATGACTGTTATCCGAGCGGAAATCAATCCTTGATCGGCTGATCTATCTATCGTGTCGTTGATCTCACGGATCTCCACGCAGTCCTTCGTCTCTATCGAGATGATTGTCCTGCATTTCGCTGTCTCTAAATACCTTCCTGTTATTCTGTTTTTCTCTTCCATTTTTTTTCTCGTTTGTTTTGACGGTGCAAAGATACGAATTTTCCAGATATTATCCAAGAAAAATCTTCATTTATTTTTCCCTGATTTTCTTATGGCCTCCCTCACGGCTTTTTCCGCGTAACTTTCGACATGGAAAACCTTCCCGTACTTCAAGACAAGATCCCCAGAGAGATGATCGATCGTGTGTCCGAGAACCCTTTCTACCTTGCCCTTGAAATCCATTGTCCCGAACATACAGTTCCCGCTGTCCAGACTGTCATTAACGGTGACGGCCACTTTCTTTGCTGAACTTTCCAGCTTTTCCCTTTTCGACTTGTCTTCAAGCAACTTGGCAAGAATCTTTCCCCGATGCTCTGAATTGATGCGTCTTGCCTCAGCAAGGCTTTTCGCCTCTATATGCTCCCCCTTCACCAGATAGCCCTTGTGCATAACAACATCGGAGTATGATCTTCCCTGAACAGCCCATTCACAGCCCATTCCAGAACGATCGATCTTCTCCCCCTTTACGAATGTCATAAGACCGCCGACATTGTGGAGCGTGTACCCCCTCTTGATTGTGATTATGACCCGCCTACGAATCATCGTGAACTTGCAACTTCTGGAATACCCGTTGTAATCCTTTTCCTCGCTGACCTCGATACGGTTCTCCTTCCCGTATCTTCCTTTCGGGACATAGGAGTTCGCGCCATCCTCTATGGAAAGAAAACCTTCGATCGAGTTGAGGATCTCTTCGGACTCCCTTCTCTCCTTATCCTCGATCGACTTCCTTCTCATCTCGTCCTTATATCTGTCGGCGAAGAAATCCCTCAGAGAAGCCTGATCGGTTGGTATTTTTTTGTATGTCATCTTGTTGGCTGTCTTTACGGCAATCCTTATAGCCGCAAGCTCGTCGCTGCCCTTGTCGCATTTCAGGATGTCGATCTCGCGTTCCGCATAGTACATTCTGACGTAATAAAGCGCAGCGGAACCGTACATCCGTTTGATTCTCCTTGAAACCTTCTCTGTTGTTTCCATGTCTTGTTCCCTTTTTTAATGGTTGTTAGTGTATCTGTTTTGAATTGACGGTGCAAAGATACGAAAAATATCAATACGATCCAAGAAAAACCAAAGAAAAATTTCCTGTGTCGGATAAGTTCCCATGATTAAGTGTGGACGCCCAGCACGATCGATCCAAGTGGGATCCATGACGGACCCAGCCATACGCTGTCCAGTAACGGGAACCGATATGGCTGACCTCCGATCGATCCAAACAAAAACTGGACTCCCCCTAAGACAAGTGGAAGCCCAGAAAAAAGAAAAATATAATAAACAATAACTGTTATTCCAAGTTCATTCCCTCCAAACGCAAGTGCCGTTCTCGACAATGCCGTAGTCGCATCCATAGTCTGGCCAGATCTTGATGAACGATCCATCCTCAAGGAACGGTGATATATCCTCGAAAGCCTCCATCATCACACTTTCCCAACCATAGCTCGCATCGAAGTCGGCATACAGGTATCCAGCTGGTGTTGAGTTAAGGACACCTTTCCATCCCCCGAAGAATATCCCCATGAGATCGGGCAATGTGTCCGTCCCTATTCCAAGTTCCTTGAAATGCTCGAGGTTGTAATTTGTGTGTTCAACCTTTGCCATTCCTATTTTCCTCTGCAAGGCCTCCTTAGCCTTTTCCTCGTCCCTGAACCTTACGTTCATGCTCACGCTATATGTCTGTCCCATAATGTAACTTTTTTGATTTTGCAAAGATACGGATTTTCCGAGAAACATCCAAGAAAAAATCCATAAAAATTTCTTTGATATTTATTGAAAGAAATTCCAGAATAAAACCCAAAAGTTTTCCAGTGGAAAGGATCCCAGTGGGATCGATCGAAGGCCCCCGCATCATATCATCATGCAAGCGTCTTATGAACAAAAAAGAAAAAAGGCGATCGATCACATTATAAGGATCGATCGCCTTTGCCTTGCTGGGCAGTCAGGCCAGTTCAGCTATTCGGTTTCGAGAACACCGCTGATCGGGTCTGTGCTTTCCTCTATGCCGTCTGAGTCTTCCTTGATGTCGTCGTGCCATCTCCATTCCCCGTCTGGATCCTTGTAGAAGAACTCATTCTGCCAGCACTCGTCATAGATTTCGTATGCGCTTTCAGTGCATGGATCTGGGTATTCCTCTTCGACGATCTCGCCACCAGAGAATGTCCCTTCCCCCGTATTGCATCCGCAGTCCTCGTCGGCATATATGAAGTCGATGTCAAGGTCTGGATACATTTCGGCAAGCTTCTCGATCACTGGGAAAGGGAAAGCCCATGCCGTGTCGAACTCGAAACAACCGTTACCGTCCGTCTGGGTGTCACACGCATTCCATTTTGTCCCCCAGTTCTTGGCTCTCCATCCGTACCAAGTCGGAAATCCGTGTTCCGCGATATTATGCAGGTACTTTCGACCAAGATCGATCATATCGTCGAACCTTTTCGGATCTGTTTTCCTGATCTTGTCCATTTCCTGAAGGAACGCGAAATCATCCCCTGTGACCCCGACGCTCGACTTGCCGTTCAGAAGGAGATATTTCATCCCGTTATGCCCGTCTGAGCTGTCAATGATGTCCAAAGACTCTGGCATAGGGATAATCTTGTTGAAATCGAACGGGATTACGGTTTCCTTCCCGTTTTCTGTGAATGTGGTTTTGACGTGATCGACAAGCTGATCGATCATCTTCTGGTCACCACTGACCGTGATTCTTGCTCTAACATAGTTTGGCATAGTCTTTTCTTTTTAATGGTTAATATTCCTGTTTTGTTTTGACGCTGCAAAGATACGAAAAATATCAATACGATCCAAGAAAAATCCCGAAAAAAATTTCAAGAAAAATTCCAAGAAAAATTCTGGGAAATAATCTCTGGGAAAAGATCCCACTGGGATCGATCGCCATGCGGATACCCGCTGAAGTTCATTTCCAAAATCAAGGTAAAAAAGAAGGGCGATCGATCCAGATTGTAATCGATCGCCCCAAGCGAAAAGTAAGCGTGTCAAAAGTGTTTATTCTTCTTCCGAAAGTTTATAGACGAGATCCATGATCATCTCCGTGATTACCATGTCGTGGTTGATCTGGCACCAATCGACAATATATTGATCTCCGTTGTATGTGTAGCACACAAAATATATGTCATCGTCTAAACAAATCTCATGCACTGTCATGGTTTCATCGTATTCAAGGAAATCGAATCTCCATTCATCGTACTGGTCTGGATCGATCTTGATCATCCCATGGCCTTCGAGATATTCCCTTACGGTCTCGTAGCATCTTGTGTGGAAGTCGTGCGTGGCGTTAAGGGCGATTTTGTACTCTTCATGTGTATAAGGTCTTTGCGTTTCCATGATTGTCTTGTTTTAAGTTATTTTTTCCGTTTTTACCAAGCGACGAAAATGATATAGTCACCATCTGGATCGGATTCCGAAAGGAACTGCTCCATGACCCTGACAAGCTCTGTCGGGGTGTACCCAAGTTCGTCCTTTGTTTTTGATAGAATTTCATTGATGTCGTCGATGTCAAAACAGCCTGGATCGATCCCTGTCGCGGAAAGGTCTTCTTCCGTCAGACTGTCTTTCTCTGAATAGAGCTTGACGATGCCGATCGCTTTCCTGAATTCGGACTTCAGGCACTCGAATCGATCGTATGGCTCGTCACCGCAGATGTCGCAGCCGATCGTTGTGAGAAGATCCGCGAACTCGTTGTTTTTCCAGTTGAACGCCTCGATGTCCCCGAACCGTTCCTGTCGTTTTACCACATGTAATCTGTAACCCATGACATTTCTCCTTTCTTAATCGCAAACAATCTCGGATTTTGTGTAGGGGGAATATGTCCCGTTGCTCTCCACGGCTTCGGATTCCACGGCGAAAAGGCCATACCCCTTTTCATAATAGATTTCCAATTCGATCGGGTTGGACTCGATCCAGTCGATCGCTTCGTCTTCCGTTTCAAACGCGCCTTCTTCCATAAGCTCTTCTAACTTAGCTTTGAAGGCGATCGGGTATTTTTCCCGTGTTAATGTAATCATGATCGATTCGCAGTTGTCGGCGTCGTTTGCTCTGATAATCTTTTTTCCCATGGTTTGTTTTCCTTTCTTTTTATTGGTTAATATCTCTGTTTTTATTTGACGATGCAAAGATACGAAAAATATCAATACGATCCAAGAAAATTCTTGAAAAAATTTTCTGGAATTTTTCTCGATCTTTTTTCGGGAAAAATCTGGAAGAAAACCCAGAGAAAGGTTCCATCCGTCCAGTCAGGATCCCAGTGGGATCCATACAGCTTTCCGCTATCCGCTATCTCCTTCGTCCGATCGATCCAGTTCCATGAAAAAACAAAAAGGGCGACCGATCACAATGTGACCGATCGCCCGCGTTTCCGTTTTTATCCCCCGTTACAGGCCGAAATCCACGTCTGGGTTGTTTTCGGTTTTCACGATGAAGGGATCGTCGATTTCCTTGGCGTGACAGACCTTCCCGCCTATGGCTATCGGATGGAACTCCAGACCCATGATGCAACCCTTAGGATCCATGTAGCGCATATCATATCCGTTTGCGTCGATCACCTTGAACCCCTTGTAGGTCTTGGGCATGGTTTCCGAGTCGAATACGATCGCCACCTTCCCGCCACGGTTCAGGTAGGTTTCACAATCTTCCCAGTTGTACCCGTCGAAGCTGAATGTTATGTCATAGTTTGGATAAAGACCTTGCAGCTTTGTACGGCTGAAAACCTTGGTATAATCGTAGAACTGAACGTCTGGGTACATATCCAGTATGTTCTTTCCGTTGTAGCGGAACAGCTCTGGGGACAGATCGCTCGTTCCGTTGATTCGGATCGAGAACTCCATTCCGTGACTCTCCGCATACTTGCGGCTCCTCTCGATCTCGTGTATCATGATCTCCATGAACAGGTTACGATCGTTGTAGAACAGGCGGGTCTTCCTGATCCTGCACTGGTTGATGGTCGATTGCTTGATCCCCCTGTGGAGGATGTCGGCCTTGTTGTGGCCAGACGAGTTCAGGCACAACGCTTTACAGTGCTGCGATTTCGGGCATACGTTGATCCGCGTACCCTTTGCAGTCCGTCCAGCAAGATCGGCAGGCGCAAGGTATATGCAATACGTGGCAACCTTCTTCTTGAACGACTTCATCATCTTTGCCGAGTGTTTCAACCCTCCTAAATAGGCGATCCCTACCTGTTCCAATGCTTTCTTGTAATTTTCCATAGTGTTTTCTTTTATTGGTTAATGTCTTTTTCTTTGTTTGACGATGCAAAGATACGAAAAATTCCCGAACTGGCAAGCTTTTTTCCGAAAATTTTTCAAAAAAGTTTCAAAAAAATTTCTGGAAATTAATTTGCTGAAAATCAGAAGGATACTTTTGAAGACGGATCCGTCCAGATCGATCCCAGTGGGATCCTAACCAACGCCAGCACGCCATTGGTTTTCTCAGGTTTTTGACAAAAAGAAAAGCGATCGATCACATTATCGTGATCGATCGCTGAATGGAGTTCTGCCGATTTCTTGGATTAGCCGTCAATTTCTCCAACATAGAACCCTGCGTCTGGATAGTCGGACTCGGCTTTCTTCAGTGTCCTGTTCATGTGGCACCACGATCCTGTTCCGTACTGGAACATTCTCATGCCGCTTTTGTTATAGATGCAGAACATATCCTCATTTGTGCGCGTTTCCGAAAGCTGATCGTTGACTGCATCAAGGACGATCATGACGGTACGCTTGTCTCCGATCGTCAATTGCGGGCCAATCTTCTCCATTATTCTTTCTATGTCTAACATTTTATTTAAGGTTTAAGTCTTTAACGAGTGCTGTGATAATGTTGGTGATTTCTGCGAACTTCCCTTGTCCGAAAAGCTCGACGATTCGATCGGTGTAAGGCCAGAGTGCGCGTGCGATCAGATCCATCTTTTTGTTCGACTTTCTCGAACATTGCAGTACGTTCACGAAGAACCCCTGATGCTCTTGCTTTCCGTCGTAATGGACACTGTATGATATATCGTTGATCATGATAGGTGTGATGTCGACCTTGATCCTGTGATCCCAATATTTCACTTCGATCTTGATGTGGTTGATCGTGAAATTGTCGTGTAAATCGATCGGACCGTATGGCACAATTTTAGTCAGATTGTCTTCCATAGTTCTTTTGTCTTATATGTTTGTACTTCTTTTGAATTGACGGTGCAAAGATACGGAAAATATCAATACATGTCAAGTGTTTTCCGAAAAAAATTTTATTCTGGTTCAGAAACCCGTCGGATGTCATCCGCACAGAATCGATCCCAGTGGGATCCTTTTCAGGACAGAGTCCCCTTTAACATCCGTTCTTCAGGATGGGAATGGGTGAGGATAACCTGACCTTGGAGATGCCACGGCAAAGGGATCCCATTGGGATCGATCTGGGGGCCGAAGACTTCCTTCCCGAAGAACGATCTCCGTGCATGTCGCATAAAAAACCCGATCGGTCACGGGATGTGATCGATCGGGCAAAAATGAGCAATATAAAGACTATGGAAAACAGTCGTGTTAAATGTGGCAGTCGAATGTGTAGACTGGTGTGTCTGGGGGCAGTCCCTCGATCGCCTTTCTTACAAGGTCGATCGCCGTTTCGTTGTCAACTTCCCTTTCCGACATTCCGAACCATCCAACCCAGTCAAACTTCGTGTAAGTGTTCTCTGGGCCGTTGAAGAACCCGCATGATTCGGCTATGCGAAGATCTGGATCCACCATATCGCCGAGAGTTGTCTGATCGATCTCCTGATAGTAGTCGAAGACAGTGTTGGGATTGCGTGTACTCCATTTCTCCAGCACACCCTGATCGTTGAATTTCCATTTGTTATGGTTCCAGTCATAGCCGAACGCTTTGTAAAGCTCCTTGAACACAGTGTCGATCGATTCCTTGACGATTGCGTTCATTCGATCGGTGTCGCCATTGGATTTCGCATCGGTCCATTCTGCAAACAGTTTACGGGATCTTGGCCCAAGTTTATGTGCAACATTGATGTCTCCATTAATACAATTTGTATTTTTTCCACTTGTGTAAAAATCAATAAATTGCATGATGTCCTCTCCACAGACATTGCCATCGGCATAAGGTGGCACTGTCGTGAACTCGCTGAACTTCTCGCAAAGGTCGTTCTCGTCGTAGTCTCCTATGCAGTATGTACGGAAATGTGTCATTGTATTGTCCTTTCCTTTTTTGATTGTTATACTTAACAAGATGTCGGGAAAACTTCCCCGAAAACCATTGCAACCTGTTGGTACTCAATGAGCGATCGATCGCAAAAATACTCGATTTCCTCTATCTGCTCACCAGTAAGTTCAGAATACTTTGGGTATTTCATCTTGACTGGGTTTCCGTTCTCGTCTTTCAGATCGGCTTCCCCGTCCATGAATTTCCCAGTAAGGTAAATCTCGTTGTTGATCTTGTCCGTGACGATTATCTCGTCCTCAGTCGACAGTAAGTTTTTTCTCCGTGTCATAGTTGTAAGTTTTTTATAGGTTAATACTTTGTTTTTGAATCACACTGCAAAGATACGGAAAATATCGACACGTGTCAAGCTTTTTTCTGTTTTTTTTTTTCGTATCTTCCAAATATCCTTTCTGTTTGTTGTTTGACGGTGCAAAGATACGAAAAATATCAATACGATCCAAGAAAATTCCAGAAAAATTTTTCGAGAAAAATTCTGGGAAAAATTCTGGGAAATTTTCCGCGATAAAATCTGGGGCCAAGATCGATCCCAGTGGGATCCCGTCCAGCTCAGCATCATCCTTTCCTCTTGGGATATTTCTGGGTGGCACAAAAAAGAAAGCCGATCGATCACCCAATTGCGATCGATCGGCGACAGAATATGCAATGCCGTTTATCTTTGTCTTTCGATGTATTCCTTTATTAATTCAAGGGATCTGTCGTCCAGTTCATAAAAGAAGTGATCTTCCCCATAGTTGTCACACACTCCACCGTATTTGATTATCTTCACGATAATTGGTTTCCCATTGGCGTTGGCATCCAGTCTTGTGTTGTCGTCGACGACAATCCTTCCGTTAAACTTTTTGAGTGACAACACTATGTCGCAGATCTTGTCGAACTTGGAGTTTTCACTTGTAACTGGTACGATCATCCTCTCGACGAAATCCGAGTAGATGTTGACTATCCTCTGGGCAAGCTCGATGTCGGACGTGTTGAGCATACCGTTCTCCACTCTGGCGATTTCGTTTCTCATTCCGCATACGTCGTGGAAAAGTACTGAGATTACCTGTTTGCTGCCTTCGTTCTCCCTGTCTGGTGAACCATACATGATGCAATTGCTCCCGAAAACATAGCCTTTGCGTATGTCAATAGTTCCGATTATATGATAGTTGGCCTCTACGACAACGATCTTCTTGTTGTTGCGTTTCTGTGTGAAGCGGATCCTATAGCCCTTGACGTGAAGATGTTTCGAGCAAAGGAGATCGGCGAACTCCCTCGCTCCGTTGATCTTTCCGTTCTCCACATTGATACTGATGTTGATTTGAATTGGGGAATCGTTTTCCCATCTTGGCTGTTCTGTTTTCATATTGTTCCTGTTTTTGAATTACGGTGCAAAGATACGAAAAAATATGATACCACGCAAGGAAAATCTATATTATTTTTTCTGAATTCGACGAGTCTTCTTCACTGGAAGTCTGATCCCACTGGGATCTCATGTTCCATGCGATCTGCTCATATCTGTCGTCCGAATAGTTTATAAAAAGAAAACCGATCGATCACCCAATTGTGATCGATCGGTTTTATCTGTTTTTATTTTTTTATATCAGATACCGTTTACATAGTCCAGCACCTTTTCAAGTTCACTTTCAGACAGATCCGAGTATTCATAGAAATCCCCGTTGTCCATCTTCAACCCACAAGGCAATATCTCGGTGACATAGTGCCATTCCCCTTCTGGGTTTCCTTCTGGATCCTCACCATCACATAATTCGATCCCGTCGTTTTCAACATTGATTAATCCGTTGCATCCAATTCGATCAATGGCTCTCCTAATCGTATCAACCAGATCGTTTGGAATAATGTCATTTTCCGTGTACCAGTCCTCCTCAACGACATAGGCGCAGGATCCGAACCTTCTAAGGCCGTAGTCGTCATTTATAAGCCAAGCGTGTTCCCAGAAATTTTCCATCTCGCAAAGCGATTGGGAATCTGGCCAAGTGACGATACAAAGACCATCTTTTTTGAGGGTGCGCTTGTTGTAGCTTCCATTGTAGGTCTGGAGCTTGTCGGAAAGATCGATGTCATCTTCATTGCCGAGACAATCCAGTATTCCGTTGACGATCGACTTGATCGCGTTTTCGTAACTTTCTCCACAACGGATCTCCTTAATTACGTTGGTTGCATCCTCTGTTGTGATTTCAATGCCTTCATTGTCGATTTCATCAACAAGATCCTCGATGATTTTGTCAGTATCGAGAACTTGATCGTGAGTTCCTTCCCAACCACATTCTGTGCAAACATAGTCAGTGTTAGCCGTTTCGTTGTTGTATTCGCTTTCTCCTTGAACGAACTTGTGTCCACATACAGGACAATACTTTTCAATGTTTTTCATAGTGTTTTCTGTTTTATTGTTTGACGATGCAAAGATACGAAAAATATCAATACGATCCAAGAAAAATCTCGAAAAAATTTTCCAGAAAAATTCCAAGAAAAATTCTGGAATCCAACGATCCCATCTGGATCCGAGAACGCCGAAGGCACCCGTGGCCCAGAAACGGATCCCAATGGGATCGATCCAGATCAGCTCATCTCCTGCCACTTCAGAGTTTTTTGTGTCGGCAACAAAGAAAAACCGCTGGGAATGAAAACCAAACCCAGCGGAAAAACAATATTTGAACCTATGAAAACAACCTTTGTCAGTCGTCGATTATATCGAATACGTAAAAATTCATCCAGCTTTCGTCAGACCAGTCGTTATCCTCTTGGTATTTCTCAATCTCTTCCTCGATCGATTCGATCGTAGGCTCGACTGGTATACCAATCTTGTCGCTGACGAACTCCGCAGCCTGTTCTATTGTGTCGAAATACTCACCTCCGTCTTCGTAGTCAAGGTAGTACCAGCTCTTGAAGAACTTTCTTTCCGTGTCGTTTGTGCAATAAATGCCTTCGTTGGACTCTTCGCAGCAATACCAGATTTTCATGCCAGGATACGTCTCCTCAACAAGGTGGCGGAACTCCTCCTGCTCACTCCAAGCCTGTTCTGTGACGAGAGTGACCACATTTCCGTCAATATCGTAGTCATCAAATATCTTACCCCTGCATTTGATTTCGTCGGGGTCTCCACCCAGTGCCTTCACCACACATCCCATCCAAAGGTTTCCGAAGTCTGATTCGGCGTATGGTTTCGGCAAAGATTTCAGTTTGTCCAGAAGCTTGGTGAAAGCCTCAGCCTGCTGGTTGTCCCTGCACTCGCATTTATAAGTTACTAATGCCCAGTTTGCCATAATGTTGTGATTTTGATCGGTTAGTCTTACTTTGTTTGACGGTGCAAAGATACGAAAAATATCAATACGTGTCAAGCTTTTTCTGATATTTTTCGACAACGATCGATCATCGCCCGTAACGACCATCTCCTCGGTCCAAGAAAGGATCCCACTGGGATCCTAACCAGCGCCAGCAGCTCTCTTCACTTCAGTCAGCAACCTCTATGTGCATGTCCGAGATCGATCGGTTCGTCTGGGATCTCAGGAACCCAATGTAGTCCAAAGCTGGTTTCCTCTTAGCGAACGGAATAACCTTTGTCTGGACGCGATCGATCCATGTCATCCTTCCGTTAACCAGTTCCCTTCCACCAGTACGCTCTGTATATACGACAGCCATGCCGCAATCTGGGTTTTCCGAGAACACTCCCCTTATGTCGTCTTCGGAAATATTCTCTCCATCAAAAGTATAAAATTTTTCCATAGAAATTTCTTGAAGTTTTCCTATATAAAATTCCTGTTATTTTATATAGGAAAGTTTCTATATTTATTTTGACAAGAAGTATAAAGAATACTCCTGCACAGGTCATGGATCCCTCTGGGATCATAAAACCGATCCAGATCCTTTTAAGTTGCGATCAAATGCTCTGGTTCACGATCGAATTTTGTCCGATTTTGTCCGATTATATTCATAACATATTGTTTATCATGTATATAACATACTTAACTTATGATGTATGATTATTCGATCGATCGGCTAACATTGTATCGATCGCGTGAGATCGCAGCTTAAATGATCTGGATCGGAATTCAAGGATCCCAGTCGGATCCTGAAGTTTCGGTAAAGAATGAACGATGAGTCGTGGTTTCGTCTTTGCATAAAAAAGAAAAGCCCTGATCGAATTGGATCGGGACTTTTCCATAAAAGCAAGTATGTGTCGAGAATTATGGTTCAGTCTTATGTTTATTCCGTCAACTTGAACACAAGCATAGGTTTTTTTCTCGGATCATATTGGAACTCTCCGCTATCGATCCTGTCTGGGAACTTGCAGACAATACTATCGATCTTTGTTTGCTGAAAATGTCTGCGATCTGTTGTGTTTAATAAAACTTTGATAGCTCCGCCAGACACTTCTATATTATAAGGACTCGTGCCGTTGCTGGTAAAGATCTTTTCGATATAAGGTCCGAATACATCTAAGATTGCGTCGAAAATAACAGCGTTGCAGCTTCTGTACAATCCAGCGATAGCGTCGTGTACGGCACACACATCATCGAAAGACAGACGATCCGCATACACGTTAGGCTCACAGTCGTTCAGGTCAACCTCGAATGATCCGCCTACAGCACGGACAGTCTCCACTGAGGCATAAAGATCGGATGCGTACTCTGGATGGTTGCCTCCGTCATACGACACGCATAATGGAGAATCAATGTTGTCAATGTCGATCGATCCGCCCATTCTGAAAAGCATTGATGATGTCAAGGATTCCAGTTCCTTCCTGACCGCACACCGTTTTTCCATGATTGCTGCAAGTTCGGATTGCAGCTTCGATTCATGAGATAAAAGTTTGTCCTTCATATTCATATTATTTTATAGGTTAGTTTTCCTGTTTTATTTTACGATGCAAAGATAAGAAAAATTCCAATACAATCCAAGAAATTTCTTGGAAATTTTTCTTGAATTTTTCTGGAAATTAATTTGCTGAAAATCAGGAGGATACTTTTGAAGACGAATCCGTATCGATCGATCCAAGTGGGATCCATACTGGGGCCATATTCACCGACGGGATACTGCGTCTGGGTTGACACTCTGAAAAAGAAAAGGCGATCGATCCTTAATCGGATCGATCGCCCAAAGTCAGTTATGAAAGTCGGTTGAACCCTTATTCCTCGCACTCTGGAATCCAGCCGCAATCCTCGTAGCCCTCCGTGTCGGATTTCTTTTCGGCAAGACGAATCTCGTCATGTGCCCATGTTCCGACAAGCTTCATGTTCTTTGACGCATAGTAGCCGTAGTCTCCGCCGCCCCGACCGTTGCCGTCGGCACACAGGATCGGAAGGGGATGGATAAACCACTTGTCCTTATCATAATCGGGGATGCGCACGAACTGCTTCTTCGTCTCGTTGATGATGTAACACTTTTCATCTGTGCTTACATTTTGCAGAGTATTTTTCAGATCTTCGTACTCTTTGCTGTTTTTGTCCTCGCCAAGCCATGCGCAAGCACACGAATACAAATCGATTCCACCAACGAGATTTCCGTCTTTATCTTTCGTGACGGGATGGTTTGATGTATCGACTGGATCGGCATAGTCACCGCACCAGACGAAAGGCACGGCATTTCCCTGACCGATAAGATCGATCATCTTCATAGCGGCCTTGACGAAACTGTTTCCTACATAGGAATGTTCCATGAGCTTCGCGCCGTTGTCATAGTCATAAGGCGAAAGCGTACCAGCGATCGGTTGTTCCTCGTTTTTCCAGTCCTTCTTCAGGACGATTGGCTTATAATACTGTCCCATAGTTGATTGTTTTTTAGATGTTAATGATAATGTTTGTTCCTTTGTCGTTTGACGATGCAAATATACGAAAATTATCTGAATTGGCAAGCTTTTTCCAAGAAAATTTTCAACTATTTTTCAAAATATATTCCAACTTATTATCTGTCAATAATTTACAAAATTATTCTGGAAATTTTCTGGGAAAAAGATCCAAGTGTGCAGACATCCTGCACAGCTGCACAGGATCGATCCCAGTGGGATCCTAACTGGTTCGTCTTCAGACTCTTGGGATGAGGAGGATGTATCCGTGTCGATATGGATCCAAGTGGGATCGATCTGACTGGCGCCAGCCTGACGAGGAGATGCTCCATCAAAGAATAAAGATGAATAAAGGATAATAAAAAAACCGATCGACCACTGGGTGTGATCGATCGGAAAAAAACAATATGATATGAGTATGAGCAAAACTCAGCAGGTGTATGTCTGTTGCCAGTCGTCACACAGTGTGTTGAGCGTTGACAGACACATTGACAACGGGTTGCAACCGCACGGGCTGAACAGGTGGTATCCGTTGATGTCGTCACGGTAGCCTGACTTCATGTCACCGAGCCAAGCGTTGAAATTGTGTTCGATCGCTTCTCTTGACACATTATAACCGTTATCCTTGAAGAAGGCTTCGATACGATTGATCTCCAAGCGTTCCTGCTCTGGGCAGGTGAAATCCTCTGGATATGTGCCATGATAATAGTTGCATTCGTCATAGCACTTGACCACGCCTGCGATAACAATTCTGTCAAGTGAGTTGAGGGAAATCTCCCCATTGTTTTCGTCAGCCAAACGGGGTTCGTATGTCATCGTTTCCAGATCGATCGGGAAGTCCCATCTCAGGTAAAACTGGTTATCCTCGTTGTAAAGGGAAATGATTCTTCCGTCGGTTAACAACACTCCGTATTGAGTGTCTAAACGATCGGCTACAGTCCTTAAAATTTTTGTGTACTTCATAGGTCTTTTCTTTTATAGGTTAATACTCTGTTTTTGAATTGACGGTGCAAAGATAAGAAAAATATCGATACGTGTCAAGCTTTTTCTGTAAAATTTTTGTTCCACATGAAACATGGCATCCAAGACTCTGAAGATGAGAAAGTTGGATAGATCCCAGTGGGATCCAGTTCAGGATCGATCGCCATGTATTCCCTGTGGGAATTTCTCTGGATTTTCCCAAATAAAAAAATCGGGAGAACTTTTGGATGTTCCCCCGATCTTTTTTCTCTGAAAAATTCTGGTTTTGTTTTTCAATAATAAACAGTTCTTTTCTCTGGCCAAGTTTCCTGCGTGTCGTCAACCTCCGCGATATAGGTCAGCTTGATGTCGATGTGACCGATGTCGGCGAAGTCAACCCCGTTTGCCGCGAGTTCCTTACCGTGATCGATCGCCTCCGCGTCACTCTCTGCCGTGTAGTATTCCGAATCAATATCCGTGTTGTCAAACAACCCCTTTGCCGTGAAGTCGGAGCGATACCATTTTCTGTTTGTAGTTTCCATAGCTCTGTTGTTTTTGAATTACGATGCAAAGATAAGCAAAATATCAATGTCAAGTCTTTTTTTTTCAATTAAGGTGATCGACCGTGACGCTATTGGTTGCCTCACATGGCCTGATAATCTCATGCGTGTAAGTTCCCGTTGATTTATCGTACTCGGTCTTCCTGATGCCGAATCCACGATACCAGTTGTTTACCACACTTTTCTTTACCTTGATAAAGTCCTCCGCTTCCTTCACTGTCTGGAAACGATCGGCACACTCTATACCGATATACCCGTTGTCGTAACTGACAAACGAATCCGAACCGAATCCTTGTTCAATCCGTTCACCCCTGTCATAGACGATCCTGAAATAATCGACCCATATACCGATATTGTCTTTAGGATCTGGAAACATCGATCGTGTGTTTTTCTCCATTGCATTCTTGCAACCAACTATCTTGAAGCTCTCGCCTCTGTAAGGCAATTCATGTCCGCTGCTCATTGTTTTTTTCCTTTCTTTTTTGGTTTATTTTTCCGTTTTATTTTACGCTGCAAAGATACGGAAAATATCGATACGATCCAAGAAAAAATCAATTTTTTATTTCTATTTTTTATTTGAATAAAACCCGACGGGATCTGGCGGCTCTAAATAGGATCCCATTGGGATCCATACTGGGTCACCAACAGGATGAACTCCTTGTTCTGGTTCTTGGCATAAAACAGTGCGGAGACCGAAGATGATCGATCGCCGCACATGAAAAAGCAGTTATGAAAAAATGAATGTTTGTCAGATGTACTGGTCTATCGACTCCGCGATGGAGAGCAATGTAGGCACATAGAGGATGAGATCGTGGTTCTTGACATATTGCCAAGACTCTTCCCATTCACCGTCAAACCCGTTGTAGTCTACAATATCGTTGCTATCTCCATAGTTGCGGTTACAGTCGTCGAAGCTTTCTTGATCAAAATACACATTGACGATCGATCCCACAAATTGAAGATCAAGACCGCTTCCGTTACGCACCGCACGGACACCGCACACAGTGCCTTCGTGCATATCGTTTACAGCCTCGCTGTCGTATGCAAGGAAATAGATTGTGTCCTTGGTTTTGTCCTGCGTGTCGACATAACCTTTTCCATTAGCTTCCTGCATATCCTTGACACGATCGCATACAGCTGCATAGAGATCGTCGATCCCTTTGTTGATCTTGGACTGCGCCTTCTCAATCTCGTTGTATTTTCTTCTTCCCATAGTTGTAAGTTTTTGATAGGTTATACTTCTGTTTGATTCACGCCGCAAAGATACGAAAAAAATCTGAATTGTCAAGTAAAAAACGAAAAATTCTATTTTATTTTTTATCCCATTATAATAGTAAAAGAAACGCACGCGCACTCGCGCACGCGCCCGCGTCGACCCACTCGGCCCAGTTTCGATCCCAGTGGGATCCAAATCAGGATTACAGCTGGCTCCACTGCCGTGGACAGCGATCGATCGAGAAAAAATAATTTCGATTTTACTTGACACGTATCGATATTTTTCGTATTTTTGCACCATAATTCAAAAACAAGACTACAATGAAGAACTACGAAATCAAGACACAGGCACAACAGCTCAAAGCCGTCGCCATCGACAATGTGGCTAAACAAATCACAGGCAAACTGAAAATAGGAAGAAGGGAATATGTTTACCTCAGACCTGACTGGCTTACACCAGTATATGAATACAACGGGAAACCGATCGACTTCGACGATCTTTCAATCGATAAAATCCTTGAAATAAGCGATCAGATAGCAAATGCCCAAAAACAGAACGTCATCGGCAAGGGGACACCATGCTATGCGGTGCTTCACTCGGTATGCTGCAACGGTGACGAAGACACCGTGGAAACGCTTGGTGTTTTCTCTGACAGGGAACACGCCCGCGCCGCACTCAAACTGAAACGCGACGAATATATTGAATTATCGGAAGCTGGAAACCTTTGGATCGATCCAAACAACCAGTCATGCAAGGACGACTTCACCGACACACCAGACTGCTACAATATCTGGATGGACGGATGCTATTCCACCGATCATGTCCTTATCAAAGTAGTGGAAACGAAATACTACAAGAAAAACAAATAAGAAATCCCGTGCCGTGCCCTAATCACGAGAAGGGGTTGCCGATAACATGGCAACCCCTTTTTTGTTGTCCGCAAAAAAGCTGGATCCAGAAGAAACAGAGGAACACAGATCGTCGTCCCCTTTCCAGATCCTATTAGGATCAATTCCACAGAAACGATGTGATGATTCTGAGTCGGACGCAATTTACAAAAGACATCCCACGACGTCCACACCCAGATAGATCCCAACGGGATCTTTCCCTGCCCAAAACCCGTGGGCAACCTGTCGAATCCCATCTGGATTTTTTCTGATCGGAATCCTAGAAAGAATACGGGTAAAATCCTGAGAAAAATTTTTCGGAAAAATTTCAAGGAAAATACTTGACAATTCGGGAAAAAGTCGTATATTTGCAGCGTCAAACAAATTCAAAAACAAACATACTATGGAAAACAGAATCAGAATCAGAATCATCACGGAAAACGGGGAAAGCTTATTACTGACCCAATGCTATGACTGCAACACGGATCAATCGTTCTATGACGTCCATGGAGAGGACGGAAGATATTGGGGTGAGCTACATGGAGCACCTTCATACGATCCAGACGACGAGGACAGCGATTCCGTCATAGAGGAAATCAAGTCCATGATAGAGAATGCGATCGAACAAAACAAACTGTATGAACATTTGTCGGAAAGCGAACAGTACCCTCAACCCATATACATGGCTACAGTAATCGAACACACCCCATTCGGTGATACGGTGTCCAGTGACATCTTCGCGAGCAAGGAAGGAGCAAAGTCCTATGCCAACGAAAAAGCTGACAAATTCATCGGAACGATCATGTCGAAGTCTAAGTTCCCTTACAAAAAGAACGACAACGGGTTGGAAATCTCCGTCAAGACGGAACCAGCCGTATATTGGATAAAAGCATCAATCATACTGAAAGACATCAAGCCATAACTCTTGTTTCATTATTCATATTCGTGGAAAGCCCGTTGGAGACAATACCAGCGGGCTTTGTCTTTTTTCGTCCCGACACAAACCTGAAGTAAAAGGAACCTTCGGCCCGCTGATCGATCCCATTTGGATCCGTTCAGGATCACCATCCAGAACATCAGGATGATCAACAGCAGTCGGCAAGGCCAACAGCCGAATCTCCCATCCGATAGATCCCACTGGGATCTCTCGCCAGGTAATTTCCAGATATGAGTTAGTCCCCGCTTATCAGGACATCCTGAAGAAAGGCCCCCAAGAATACAACTTCCACAGTAACGGATCCCATTGGGATCCAAGACAGATCGCCATCTCGGACAACAGGATCGATCGTTCCAGAAAAAAATAAAGAATAAAGATAAATTTTTTCGTTTTTCGCTTGACAATTAAGAAAAAAGTCGTATCTTTGCATCATAATTCAAACAATAAAAAACATCTGAATCATGAGCAAACAAGACAAAAAGGAAAGAACCCTTATCGGAACAAACTATTGCACGGAATTCTACAACTATGCAATGTATGTAGAATGGTGCAAAGCAAACGAAATCGAACCAGCGAAGGAAGACTCGCAAGAATACTATGATTGGGTAAGCGACGAGGAATATATCGACTATGAGGACTTCTTCACAAACCTTTCTTATTCCACTGCCGACAAAGGAATCCGCCACTATGTAATCACCTTCGACTTGGGACTTTGGGACGGACACCACAAAGGATATGTCGAGAAAACATTTGAGACCCTCTCGGAAGCAATCAAGGAAGCCCTCAATTCTTCGAGCGACTATCAAGACTACAAAGTGGTCTATGACAATGGCCGCGTCTATGTACACGGGCTTCACCACGACGGGACAAACATCATGGAGATACGGCTTCTTTCAAAGAAAGGCGAAAGCGCGTTGGTCTACCGCAAATCGGAACCAGACTGGGAAACGGCAATCGAGAACGAAAGGAACTTCAAGCGACTGAAACTTGAAGACCTTTGGTGAGTGTTCAAGCTCCAATCATAAGGGAAGCCGATCGATCAATACAATGGTCGATCGGCTTTTCGTTTTTTTGCCGCCGCATCCAGTATTGCGTACAAGACATCCGCGCAGAATGGCCAGTATGGATCCCAATAGGATCCCATACAGATGAGGAGACTTCAGAGTCTGTTGGACAACCATTACATCGATGAGCAAAGATCCTACTTCGTCCAGTATTGATCCCAACGGGATCGATCAGGCCACGGAAAACTTCCAGACGACTTCTTGCCATGATACTCACACGAGATGCTCAGCCGTCATGTAATCCATTGGATCCCAATGGGATCGGATCCGTGATGACCTGAGTCAGGATCCTCTCTGTTCGGATCAGGGTTGATCGATCGGTGAAGGGCATCGACAGGACAGATCGTTCGGCGTGCTTGGATCCCAACTGGATCGATCCAGCCAAGGGCACCCCGACGAACTTCAGACATAATCCTCATCAACATCGAGATTAACTGTAAAGGATCCGATTGGGATCGATCCCGCCGCAAGATCCCGACCAGAATCTCTGGAAAGTTTCCAGATAATTTCCGAAAAAAATTTTCTGAAAAAATTGGGGAAAAAGCTTGACACGTATTGGTATTTTACTTATCTTTGCATCATCAAAACGATATGAAAATGAAAACAACTGTAAACTACATGACAAAATACGGTGAAGACGGAACCGTATATAGGCAAACAATTACCGTCAACATGACAAGACAACATCTTGACGACATAAACCAATCGATCGAAAAAGCAAATGTTGAAAAGGCAAGGCAGATGAAATGGCACTGCATGAGCTGGAACCGCGTTGAACCAATCCATGAAGGAGAAAACTGCCTATCAATAAGCACATTCGTATTGTTGTACCAGATTCTTGACTGGGAATCAAGGCCAAGAATAAAGGAGCAACACAGGAATACAATTCTTAATGTGAAAATCAAGGAGGAATAGATAATGGACAACATGACAAGACCGATAGGGGAGAGATTCAGGAAAACCGTACATAACCCCTATATGCCAGATACGATTGTCACGCTTGAAGTCGTAGAAGACCTAACTGGAACTTGCAGGGAATGCTGGTGCAGACACCAATGCATGAACAGGCCAGACATCAAGCAGGTCGTGGGGCTTTGCTCTAAAACATCAAGAACCGACGGCAAGTCAGTTATATTCAAGAAAGTGGACTAAACCCAATCATTCCCACACGAAATGAAAGCCGATCCAATTTTGGATCGGCTTTTCTTTTTACATTAACCAGATGACAACGCATACAACGACAGCAGTGAACTCGTGAAGGCCCCGATACGATCCCAATGGGATCCAAATGCCTGGATACCAGACTCTTGGATGTGGACATCACTTGGTATGATGATGACCTTGAGTCTGAAGAAGACGCCGTGATATGATATGATCCCAATGGGATCTGATCGATCACGGAAGGATCATTTCTTCGAGTTCATCACAGTTGATCGATCAACGAGGATATGAGAGGAGATGCTCTGGATCGTATAGGATCCAAATGGGATCCATACTGAGGCCGAAACGATCGACGGGTGTTGGACCTCCATGAAAAAATTTACGATTTTCCTTGCGTGGTATAGGAAAAATGCTTATCTTTGCATCATCAAACAAACGGAATAATGGAAATAACAAACACACATGATTACGCAATCGCCCTTTCCTTGGGGACATTCTGCTACAACAAAGAACGGAGTTCCATAATATGCGAAAGCGGAAGGAACATTGATGATGTTGCTGGACGCAGCGTATTCGTCGGTTCTTTCACTGCACACCTTTACAGAAGGGGAAAATTCAAGTTCGTGTGTGAGCTTGAATATATAGACGGGAAACAATATTATTCGGTTGACAAGACAAAAATATGAAAATCAATGGATATTAAAAAATTCACAATCGGCAAACAAGTCAGGTTCGGTGCATACGGGGAAACACCAGATGCAAACAAGGTTTTCACGATAACCGACATCAAGGATGGTGCGTTCTGCACGGAATACACCCTGCAAGGAGAAAGCGGCAACACTTTCACAGCATACGCTGACGAGGTTTTCCCGAAATAAATTCCAGAAAAACCCCAAAGAAAATCCGTACAAAAATTGTGCGGATTTTTTTGTTTTTGTTTTCAGAAAAAATTCGACAAAAATTCGACGATCGAATCGGCAGCGAATGCCCAGTTACGATCCCAATGGGATCCTAACCAGCTGGCATCGAGATGATTGACGTCCAAGTCCATCAAGCAAGTCAATCGCAACCTCGGACTCATGGTGATCCTGAACCCACTGTAACGGATCCCATCGGGATCTGATCGACGGGCATCCACTGACTCATCTGTGTCAAGACGTACTATCACACAAAAAAGAAACGGCTCGGACACAAGCCCAAGCCGTTACCTTATTGCTTCTATAACAATCACTCTATCAGCAAGTTGATGTCGTTCCAAATTTGATTCATAGCTGGTTTGACCGCATCTTGCCACAAAGTTTCTATTTCATATCCATAGCCGAAGGAAGGCTTCGGAGAATAGTCTGCCCAATGATGTTTCCTGTATCCCCTTTCCTGAAACCCATGAACCCCTATGAAAACACAAGGCTGTATCTCGCTATCACCAGTCACCTCGTCGATTCCCTGCTGGTTGTAGAACATGATATGCACGCAAGGATCGATCGCCGACACCTTGCGCTTGCACAAACCAGCCCCCCTCTGAACAAGCCCACGCTTTGACGTAACTGGCTTGAACCTGACTGTAAGCTCCGTACTCATCAGCTTAGAGAAGTCGCTTGCGGCTGTATAGTAGTTCTCGTTCGGAATGTTCTGGGCGAAACTTACGGTAACATTGCGCGACCTGAACATTTCAAGTATGCGGCATTTAAGTTGAAGAATGTCCGCGATTTTGTCGTTGTCGAAGGGAATGTCCTTTTTCCCCACGAATTTTCCGTTTCTTTTTTCCATAGTTTTTCTTATTTTAAGTTTGACGATGCAAAGATAAGTATTTTCCGAATACCACGCAAGAAAAAACGGAAAAAATTTTTCTGGAAAATTATGGAATAAAAAACGAAGAAAACTTCGTCGGTCATCACGGATCCCATTGGGATCCAACGGATTAACCGACGGTTGAGTATCTCGTGAGAGTAATCTTGCACAATGAACCGAATAGTTAACAGGCACGACATCGAGAGAACAAGATTCTGACAGGATCGATCCCATTTGGATCCATACCAGATCAAAAGTACATCTTCAGGATCAATGTCGTCATGTACTCAATACCACCCTGTCGTCAAAGAAGAGAGTCTCGACGGGACCTGTCGATCGATCCCACTCGGATCCATACCAGATCACGGGAACCTTTCCAGACTCAAGGTCGTCCTGACCACCCGAGTTCATACATCCAAGAGTCTGGTATCCAGCGTCTTGGATCCCAATGGGATCAGAATCTGGACCGAAGGATCACGATTTTCCTGAGCAGCTTGACGAAAAAGGAAAGCCGACACCACCAAAGTGATGTCGGCCATCTTGTCATGCTGGACAGACAAGTCGTCAGATGTCTTCGTCCATGTCTGGGTCGAGGCCAGGGATTCCCTTGTAGAGGTCTTTCATCGTCATTGAGTTCTTGACGATTTTCTCGGTTTCGCCATTGTCCTCGCTCTCGGATGAATTGACCAGCCCTTCCTCGGTTTTCGCTTTGACATTGATGTCCACTTCCTCGCCGTTCTCGGTGCAGTCGTCAGAAAATGTGACCACCACCCAACGCCATTCCGTGTTGCCGTTCTTGTCGATTACCTGCATTGGCCTGCAATAGCAGCCTTCGCAGTAAATTTTGTGTTGCTTTGCCATAGTCTTGTGTTTTAGATTGTTTGTAAATTGTTTGTTTCCCTTTGTCGTTTGACGAAGCAAAGATACGAAAAAAATCAATATGTCAAGTATTTTGAGAGATTTTTTTCAATTATTTTTGATAATCTTTGTAACAATTTGATTCACAATAATTTACAAAAACATTACCAAAAACTTACAGAAAAAGGAATAAGAAAGGGGACCTGTTCTGAATCGATCCCATCGGGATCCATAATACGCCGTGTTCGAGATGGAACACGAGATGGCCACAGGATCGATCCCATTGGGATCCAATGACTTCCTTCACGGATCACATCTCTTGGGGGGGTTTGCCAGACAAAGAAGGCGGGGAGGCCAGTCTCTGGAATCCCCGCCCAAAACCACGGAAAAAACCCACGGGGAAAATGAAGAAAAACCCGATGGGATTTTCCGTGGGAAAATCATAGAAGAAATCAGGATATTTATCTGGAAAACTTTTCAAAAAAACCTTGCTGAATTTTTCGGCAGGAGGAAGAGGTGAATGCTGGACAGTGATCGATCCCGATGGGATCCGAACTGGACGGGATACCAGGGGATGTCCAGACATCCCTGGATTCACCAGGGCGATCGATCCCGATGGGATCCGATTCAGCGATCCTCCACCAACTCTGTCGGTCTTGTCTGGAATGGAAAAGGAAAGGGCGACCCACCAAGTGAGCCGCCCCTGACATTTTGTCACTGACATTCCGTCATGCGATTTCGTACTCCGCCCCGTCAACCTCAACGCGGACAACCTTGTCCAAGTCGATGTTATTGGGGATTACCTGCTTTCCACTTTCAAGCCCTGCGGCCTCCTGCTTCGCGCTCGGCTTCTTCTCTGGGGTGAAGTCCTTGATGCTCTGCTCCTGCTCCGATGTGGCTTCCTTGCCGTTGACCAAGTACGACACTGAAACAACAGACGATTTTCCCTCCACGATGTAGCAACGGGCGTACACCTTGCCGTTGTGGGAAATGGTCTTGCCCTCCACAATCCACTCGCCCCACGGCAACGAAGCGGCCTTGAAGTCGCCTGCGCTTCCGTCTGCAACGAGAGCCTCGTTGACCCTTTCCTCATACGATCCGCCGAAAGCGTACACGCTCGTTTGTATTTTCTCAACATTATCCTTCGCTACCCAAGCGCGACCCTGCTTCTCGTAAAAAGGGTTGTTTGTCTTGTTCATCTTGACCTCGCCCTTGACTGTGACTGTGATTTCGGTTTCGCCTTGAATGTTTTCAAGCATTGCTTGAAGTTGTGACTTTGTAATTTGTTTTGCCATAACTCTTTAATTTTTGATGGTTTATAACTATGTCTTTGTTGTTTTTAACACAAGTTGTTTAGATTCTTATAGATAATCTTACAACAATATTTTATTACTTTGCAAAGATAGGAAAAATATCAATACAACGGATAAAAAATCGAGAAATTTTCCAATTATTTTTTCTAATTTTTGTAACTAATTAATTTACAATAATTTACAAAAACAAAAACCAAGAAAAATTCTAAGAAAGGATGCAGTCATGGTTCTCGATCGACACAGATCCCATTGGGATCCTTACTGGGGCCAATCCGCATCCGCCACCAAATGCCGAAGAAATGCCGAAGAAAAGAAGACATACATAGAGAGTGGTACCCTCCGCCGTGACGGATCCCAGTTGGATCGTCCCATCGATGTCCATCGATGTGTCTTCACCGAAGTAACCTCCCGCCTCATGGAAGTCTTCGTCGGCTGGACGGGATCCCAACGGGATCGATCCTGCCCAGCATCCGCCTTTATTCCTGCCGACGGAAGTTGCTTGCCGACACACACAAAAAAAGGAAGGGGTCGCCCCCGAAAGGGACAACCCCGACCTAAAAAATTATGGCAAAAATCAGTTTAGCAGTCGATTTCCGACAATGCAACGTCAAGCAGGACTTGCAGCAGCATGGCTGGCTCCTCTATTTCCTTTGCGTGCTTCTTGTACTCCTCGAACTCCGCGTCCGTGCAGTGGCGCACGATGAAGCGGTCGCCCTCGTTGTCGTATGTCCCCTCGGGGACGCAAATATCCTTCAATGGATATGCTTTGGTGATTCCACCGACAGGTGTCACCAACGTGACAAGACACATGGTTTTCTCACCATTTGCCTGCTCCGCGCTGACCTCTACAAGTCTGTAACTCTTTCCGTTGATTGCGATTGTGATGGTTTCGATATTGTTTTCCATAACTTTGAATTTAGATTGTTGATAATTGTGTTGTCTGTCCTTCGGGGTTTCCCCCTTTGTTTGTGCTACAAAGGTACAACTTTTTCCCGAATTGGCAAGCATTTTTTCAAAAAAGTTTCAATTATTTTTTCTAATCTTTGTAACTAATTATTTTACAATAATTTACAAAAACAATCAACAGAAAAAATCTGGATCGATCAAAACAATGGTTTCCCAGCCGATCGATCCCGTTAGGATCTGCATCCTGAACAACCAGACGTTGGAATCCTACCATGTACGGAGATTCCACTTTTTCTTGACAGAGAAGGATCCGAATCGGATCCGATATTCGATCACGGGACACCTTCCTCAGAGCCGCCTTCCCGAACAAGAGTCTGGATTTTCCCAGTAAGGATCCGAATCGGATCGTTCCAGTCAAGAGTGAAGCCTATTTCTTGCATACCCATCCACTGCCAAGAACACGTAGAATATGCTGGCACGTCCCGATCGATCCCGTTGGGATCCTCATCCGAATTCCAGCTGGATGGCCATCAGAGGCATATCGGTGATACCCGCGACTTTGTCTGTCCACGGCGTGGATCGATCCCGTTGGGATCCTCCCACAGTGCCTGCCCCGAATGAGTGTCGGATTGCCCTTCAAAAAACGAATGGCCGACCCCGATACTCGGAATCGGCCACCGCCAACAATTAAACGATTATGAAACAAGCGAAACCAAATTTCAGCTCGCCAAAGCCCATATAATCACAACTATTGATATGACGAGCACGGCAACCCAAAATATGTCACCGATCACAATCCCAGCGAACAACGGGACTATAAGCCACCATATCTCTTTGATTAACAACCAAAGCAGCGGAACAACGAACACAGCAACAAGCAATATAAAGAACACTTTCAATATTTCCTTCATGACTCTATGTTTTTGAATTACTCGGCAAAGATACGGAAAAATATGACACGTGTCAAGGAAAATCTGAAAAATTTTCATACAGGGAGAAAGAAGGTCCCACAGGATACTGATCCCACTCGGATCCGACACCCAGCTATACAGCGTCACGAAAATTTTTTGGACGGGTCAAGAGAATCCACCAAAAATTACGCAGGTTTTCTGGACTCGACGGGATCGATCCCACTCGGATCCGACACCCAGGAAATTCCATGCATGAGCAGGAAACTCACATGAAGGCCCATGCATCCACAACAGTATTGGATCCAACTCGGATCCTTCCCCAGAAGGCAGGCCATTTCTCTGCGCATCCCATGCAGACACTCTCTAGACAACGATGCTGGGAAGATCCAGTACAGATCCCATCGGGATCCATAACCAGATCACGACGGACGAAGTAGTAGTCGTCCGTCACCAAACCGACCCCCGTCGGATGTCCAACCCAGACACGGATCCGAATGGGATCGATAACACGCCGACATGAACACTCGTTCCATCAACAGTTTCGGACACCATTTTTAACATTTCAAAAAACAACCATAAACCACACCCAAAAAACCAATTTTCCCCTATAGGGGACTTTTTGAACTCGCATCATCGTAAATCATTAAACATCAATCATTTACATAAATCTTAATAAAAATTAATAAATGCAGAAAACACCTCGAAAACGACAAACTTTTTATTGGGTTTATCGCCATTTTTCAATCATGATTTTAACATTTCGCAACCAGCACTATAGAAAAACAAGAAGAGTCATAGGACTTCTTCGTCAACAACCTCGATGTCAACAGGTTACGATCCCATTGGGATCCATCTAACCGATCGATCATCCCATGAGTTCACCATCCATTGAGGGTAATCAGCAAAAAAGTCGCCCCCGACAGAGGACGACTATAAGCAATCGAAAATAAACAATTGATAATCATTCACTTTTCACATCCAACAACCTTGCTCACGTCAACCATGAAACGCTTCGCACACATGTACATCTTCTCATACCACGGAAAATAAATTGTCTTCTTTACCAAATAAGGGCAACCCTTTGACAAACATACGTTCTTATTCATAACCATAGATTTTAATTACGATGCAAAGATACGGAAAATACCAATACGTGCAAAGATTTTTCAGAAATTTTTATATCTTTCCCTTCACATGATTGATGTTTGGCATCATGGAACATATCCTTACCGTGGATGGAAAGATCCCAACTGGATCCTCGCCCTGAACAACCATGCATGGAACCTTGCCCGCACACGATTCTGACGGCTAAACGATATGTGAAGAAACAGAAAAACACGAAAGATCGATCCCATTTGGATCATAAAACACTGAACATCAAAGGGATTCACCAACATATTAGTTCCAAAAGACATATATGACAACGATCAAAACGCCAAAATCACCAGTTACGATCCCATTGGGAACCTATAATGTGATCGATCGTAATGCCATGTTATATGATTCATTATACCAATATATGCTATATTTTCATATAAGTTTTCTAACTCATTGATAATAAACGTTTTATATTAAACGTTTCACATGAAACACTTTGAATTAGTAAACGGAATTGTAAACGGAATTGTAAACGGAATTGTAAACGGAATTGTAAACGGAAGTGTAAACGGAAGTGTAAACGGAATTGTAAACGGAAGTGCAATCAATAACTTCGTCCAGATTAGAGATCCCAATGGGATCTAAAACTAATATTCGGAAGTAGTATTCGGAAGTGCCCTAAAAAAGGGTATTCGGAAGTGCCCTAAAAAAGGGTATTCGGAAGTGCCATCTAACATCCTGATACACAGGTATTTAACCAAGAAAAAAGTGCTAAATTTTCGTTTTTAAGATCGATCCCCCTCATTTGTATAACTTGTTGTATGTCAAACACTTTCTTTCAAGGATATTGATAACCAGTTGATTTTCAGGGCGATCGATCGCTCCATTTTCAGGTGTTTGATTTCCCTTTGTTTGATGTCGGTTATAATATTGTTTTACAGGTGTTTGTGTGTTGTTGATAGTGGATCGATCCAGATGTGGCGCTGACGGGGGTGTTTTTGTATGGAAATGTGGTGGGAAAACAAATTAAGTCATTGATTTACAATGTACATATCATTTCCATAATAGTTTTATCTGGATTGATTGGGTTTGGTTATATTGTTATGGGTATATATATGGGGGTATAGGGTGATGTGTATAGTATTATTGTTATTGGTATATTGGGATATGTTATGGTTGGTGTATATTTTGTGTATTCCATATACTTCGTATATGGGTGTTGTTATATTGTTGGTTGTTTGTGTGGTTATTGTTGGTTGTGTTTTTGTTTGTTTTAGAATGGTTGGGGTTTTATGGTTTGGATCGATCCTGTTTGTTTTGGTTGTTTTAATTGTTCTGTATTGTTTTTTGAAAATTCTGGAAAATTCTGGAAAAATTTGGTTTTTGTTTTTGTTTTTATTGAAAAATTGGTTTTTTGATGTATTTTTGTGAGTGGGTGATCGATCTTATTTGGTATGGAGGTCGTTTTTGTGGTTGTGGAGGGGTTTTTGGTTGGTTGGTGGGGTTGGTGGGTGTTTTTTGTTGTAAAGTGTCTGTACGGTGTGTTTTTGTGGGTTTATGGGGATATTATGTATATGAACGGTTCTTCGTGTGATGGTTTGGCGGTGAGGGGTAGTGGTTTGGAGGATATGATTGTGAGTGGCAGGGTGACGGGGTGGAATTCCAGTGGGATGTTTATGATGTGTAGTAGGTTGTCGAGTTCTTGGGTGGTGATTTGTGAGATGGTGTTGTCGTGGTGGTGTGTTAGTGAGGGGGATAGTTTGGAGATTTCTTGGGGTGTGAGGTCTGATAGCAGTGGGATGGCTATTGTTGGTTCGTTGATGATGTTGTATCTGGCGCATATTTTGTATGGGGTGAGGTTAGTGTTTTGGAGTATATGGTCTATGATGTTCATGTTATGGGAGGGATGGTGGTTTGTTTTTTATAGACTATCTTAGTGGATACATCTCTCACTCTATTTTCATTCTTAGTCCTACATCGCAGGGTTGGTGTGATATTCTTTTTAGTGCTTCGAGGAAAGTGCCGATTTTTTGCTTAGATCCATGCAGCCCATTCCTGTTTCCTTTTGCAGGAGTGAGATCATTGTGTTCTTGTCTCTTCTCGTATCATTGTTGTTCTTCTTTTGATAGTTTCTCAAACACATCGTTGATGCATAATTTATATCCATTATATTCCACATAGCTTTTCATTGATGCAGAATTAGTGTACATCACTGGTATTGTTGGGTCAATCACATCTTTAGTCTTTTCTAACTTCGGCAAGTCTTTCAAGGCATCTTGTTTACCCATGTCATAATAGTTCGATTCAAGTTGCTTTCTTGCCAAGTCGAGAAGTTTCTTTGAGCTTCTTTTTGCAAACGCTTCAATTGAATCAGTATGACTATTGTGGTCTGAAATTATTGATAAAACTGCATAGTCAAACTCCGTTAATTCATTTTTCTCGTCTGCAAAGAAAAGGTCAGCACAATCTTCTATTGAAGATTTACTTGAATAAGCTGTACCATCCTTAAAAAATTGGTAGCCTTCTTCTTCACCATCTGTTTCTATTGCTGCAATTATGCAACAACCATCTTTTGCCTTTGCGTCAGTACAAAGTATTCTTACTGCTCTACCGTCTCTTGTACGGATTTTACGACTCTTGTCTTGGAGCCATTTTTCTAATGAAAATTGTTCCATAATTATTCAGTTTTAATATTATACATCCCTTTTGGTGCTTCTAATGCAAGACCTTTAGGAATCAAGTTTCTATAATCTACATGAATTTGATTAAGATAGTCAAAAGACTCTATAGTATCAAAATATATAGTTTCACCTGTATAATCACCATCATCACATTCACAATACGAAAGATAAGTAGATTTTTCCTCCTCAGTCATACTTGACATTGGACGGAGATATGGACGAACATTTACAATTTCTTTATCCCAATAAAACTCATTAAAGTTACATCTTTCGTTACGAAGGTCTAATGCTATAATAGTGGCATCATTTATGGATGGAATGTAGTTATCATATTTGATTGATGCCGAAATGTTCACTTTTACTCTATGCGGTAATCTTGAACAAATATCTTTAAGGAGTAATTCTTTTTCTTCTTTTGTCATGATTTAAAGTTTTTAAGGTCGTTGTAAAGTGATTCTAATGAAATTTGCTGCCTACAAGTCATAGGGACGGTTTCAATGACATCTTTTAACCATTTCATCTGTTCCTCGCTCGGCTTCCAACTGTTATACTTTGCAGCAGAATAACCATCGTTATAACCTTTATCATATAGACTTGATTGTGGCTTGAGGGATTTAAGCCAATTTGATACTTTCTTAACAGCATCTTTACTTCTAATCCAAGTACCATTTGCTTCAATCATTTGTATTGCTTCGCTAAGTTGGATTTTGTCATACTCACTCCATTCTTGTTTTGATTGATGTTGTATTCTGTCTTTGATGGATTTAAGCCAATCAATTTCTCTTTCATAAACAACTTGGTTGACTTCGTGATTATGAGCTTTCTGCGTAAATTGTATATCAGCAATAACAGCGTCAAACATTTCTTCATCCTCTTCACTCCACTCAGCAGGCTTTTTATGATACAATGCATTAACTGTTTCTATTGCAATTTGATGTTCCATCTTTCCATCATCACTTTGATAGCCTTCAACTTTAAATTTATTAGAGTCTGGATTACTATATGGTTTAAGTTCATTCCAATCGTTTTCGCGTTGTTTTTCTGGTGTATTTTCAATATAATTATTTAATTCTTTTATCAAATCAGTACACCCTTTTCCCTCTCGTTCTTGGAATAATAGTTTTGATATTTCTAGTTTCGATAGTGCTTGCATGGCCTTTGTTTTTGCTTCTTCTAGCATTGCGTCATTCATGGCCATTTGATAGATGTCGTCGGCTGCGATCAATTCTTCGAGATAGTTATATCTTGTGTCTAGTTCTTTTTCGTTTTGTTTTTTCAGCCATGCGATCCAGTTTTTGAAGTCGGAATCTTTTCCTTTTGCGATAGCGTCTTGGACGTCAAGATAGTCGATAAGTTCTTTTATTATTTCCCCGTCATTTGGGGTTTGCAATTCTGGAATCAGTTTTCTCACGTCTTCTGTTGGGATTGTTCCGTTTTCTTTCACTGCCCTAAGATTCAGCACGGACTTGAAGTTGTCGACGAGTTCTTTGTATTTTCTTTCGTAATCCATGATTATTATTCTGTTTTATTGTTATACATGTCTTTAGCGTCAAGTGCGATACCTTTGCCGATCGATCCTCTGTAGTCGAGGTGTTTAGTATTGAGCCAATCGACAATAAATCTCCGCTGCTTATTGCCTTCTCAAACACAACGCACAAAATATCCTTCGCCACTTGATTGCGGAAGGATTGCCAATCTATATTGTCACTATCAAAAAAATCAAGTTCTTCTGTATTAAAAATTCTTTTGCATTCTGGACTATCAAAAAGCCATCCGAAAATATTATACTCAACATCAATGATTTTATCTGAGTGTTTAATTCTCGCTTTCATTTTGCATGTAGTTTTTGAAATTCTTGACGTAAAAGTCTACTTCACCATCATGCCAGTCATTATTGTGCATTAGCCATTCACAAGCCTTCTCCAATAAGTCTTGCATGGCTTGGTCGTAACCTTGGACATAACCTTTAAATATAGAACCTGTATCCCAAGGATAATCATATTGCTTTACAATTTTCAATGCTTTTTGTTCTGCAATCTTGCTCATTGTTGTTCAGTTTTAACGATGATTATTTTTACTTTGTTTCCTGCTATCGATGGTGTTACAATTAGTTTATCTGTAATTTCAATCCACTCATTATCATCATCACAGTCCATTATTCCATTTATAGTATCTTTCATCATTTCCTCTCTCACATCAAACCTACCTTTTTCATACTCAGTTTGGAGAGCTTCTTTCATCTGATTTTCTCTCCAGTCTGCACCTTTTTGAAAACAAATAGCAGGATATTTTTCAATGTCTGGCTTATTCTTTTTTAATTCTTGCCAAGCATCATGTATATCTTTTAAAGACATATGAGCATACATTTTATAATCTTTTTCTTTCTGCCATTCAGCGAAGTGACGGGCGATATATCTGATGTCAGCCTTTATTTGATCCTTGTCTGTTGTTGGGAACTTAATAGCAAGACTATCCTTGATATAGTTTTCAATTTCTTCTTCCAAATCCTCGCTTTCAGGTTCTTCTGGAAGGGAGTTGATTAAGTCAAGTAAAGTCAACAGTTGATACATCGCATCGTATGGCGTCTTAAAGTCAGGCCCATATTTTTCAATCCGTCTTTCAATTTCTTTCTTGATAAGTTCTTTGTCTGCCATGTTTTATTTGATTTTTTATAAAATTACATTCCGTCACCGACATAAAGATAATCCTTATAGCAATATCTTCCATCACATTCTTCAGATCCGAACACCAATATTTTCTCTTCGTTTGTTATGCTGAATAAGCCACGAAGATATGGAATAAACTCATTTAGAGTAAAAGGTTCCTCGAAAACGAAATCATACAATCCTTGATCATCATTTAGAGGATCAACTATGATATCGATCGACAAGAGTTCAACATCAGCATCAAAGTCGACTTCTTTATAGAATCCATCCATATCGACATGGTGTGGATCAACAGTGGTTGCTGTTGCGACACATTTTAATCCAAACGGAAGATATCCGAATAAACCTTCCTTAAACTGTTTCTTTTCTTGTTGTGTCATTTTTTATATAGCTGTTATCATATGGATCGTTCAGAACTGCGATCAACCACCTTTCTGTTTCTTTTGACTGGAAATATGATTTATAGTCTATCGGCATTATATTGTACGAATTATGATTTCTGCATCGACTGGTTCTGAATTCCATGTCAAGTCATCTATTTTGTCAGAATAATAGGCACCCAATATCTCCCCAGTTTGTCCATCATTATCTTCCCATCTTCCTTCTCTCTTGGTGATTGGCTTTCCTTTTCTGAAAAAACATAGAAAATTTCCAATCCAATCCCTCACCAGCCATCCTTTGACACTCGGCATCGACTCGATCTCGGTTAATGCTTGGATATATCCTTCCCTTTTGTCACGGTTTTCGTCGTATATGTACCCAAGTGTGTTACGGACATTGCTAATAGGATAGACTTCTAAAGCCTTCTGTGTGATTTGCTCCTGTGTCATTTCCTTTGTTGTTGATGTTTGTTACCTCTGTCTCTCGCTCCAATCCTCGTATGCACTGATAACTGGCATATACTGAGAGATATATGCATTGTATGACTCCTCGTCACACTCGTGGAACCACGAAGCACCGATCGGACAAGTGAAGTATCCAGTTTTGTTATGGAACCAGTAATGCAGGAAAGCTGCAATAATTTGTGCAGCGTCGGTCTCGTGGAACCCTGGGACCTTCTTCCACTCGTCATACAGGAAGAAGTAATGGTGGCCGAATATGCCAGAGAGGTTCACGAACCAGCTGGCGGTTTCAAGCTCGATCTCTTTCTTTTTCTGTGTTGTCATTTTCAAAATTCTATGTTTGTGAATCTGTTCAATACGGGCTTATTTTCTATTATATTGTTCACAACGGTTGCTTCCCAAGAAGTTTCTTCATCGTCCAAGAAAAGATATAGTTCTTCTTGTAGATGCTCAACTATTGCTTCTGTTGAAGATCCTTCGTCATGCATCTTAACGACAATCTCCTTTATTTTTTCTGGTGTTACTGAATATCTTTGATATATTGGCAACTCATAATATTCGTCTATATATCTTCTCATGTTAATGTCCTTTCTTAATATAGCCTTCCTTTAATAACCAAATTATAGTATCTATAACATTCTGGACAATCCCTTTACCAGCAGAAATGAAGTCGTTGACATAAAAATCCTTTTCCTTTACAAAATGTTCGTAATTGATATAGTTGTTCTGCAAATGGAAGAACATATCATATCCATTCTCGTTCCAAATATAGTCTGGAATCAAACTAATAAGCTTTCCCAAGGACCAGCATGGATAATATGCATGGTGTTCTTTAAGAGAAAAATCGATTACTACAGGAGTGCTGTCATCTTGCGGTATATACATATCAGCTGTATCTGGATCGAGTCCAGCGTTCAAGAGACTCTCCGTCTGCTTAATTGTTGTCCAACCTAAATATTGTACTGACATTTTGTGACGTTTAGTTGTTCTGATTCTTTTCCAGATAAGGAACTGGAATCCAATGTGTTATTTTCATGATCGCTGGAGGATAGACACAGAACTTATTATTGTCTGTGACGACATCTGGATTTTCGCTCCTGTGAGCGAACAATATTCGTTGTTCTTCCCATGGAAGATCTGAATCATATTCAATAGCTATAACAGATTTATCATATGGAGGAAGATCTTCATCAACGGAAATCCACATATTCCTGATGATAAAGTTTGCACCGAACTTGACTGCAACTTCCATCTCATGGAAAACTGGAATCCTAACTTCATTTTTTACATTTATATGTCTACCCTTGAATGATTCTGTTTCGAAAGTTTCCTTGTCCACACCGATCGTGTCGTGTGACCACGAATACCTCTTGGCCGCATCTTCGATCCTTTTTTTGTAGATCTTATACTCTTCACATGACTGAATTTGTTCTTTTGATTCCATTTCTATAAGATTATAAATTTTGTGTGCTTTGATGGGAACCTTAAAGAAGACTTACGAATTGTTCCATAATCCCCATATCCTCCAAGTCCAGACTTTGATATGGAGAAATTCATTGTCACTGTCTTTGGTGTTTCTGTGAAAGAATCCACAGTGGCTATTGCTATATAAGAATCGTTGGTCATCCATCCTACGGAAACAGCTATCATGTCCCCGATCGATGGTGTCTTACCGTTCAGATCGTGTATATCTTCCTTATTCATATTATATTTTTGGATGTTCGTCCGCCCATGTTAGCACATTAGCGATAGTTTGTGTGACGTACCTCGTATCAACGAAAACATCACAATCGTTCCAAGGAATGTCAAAACCCCTTTCGCTTAGATATTCCTGAGCTTCTTCAAACCCTCTGTCGTAAGGAATACTCCCGTTCGGACAATGTGGCTTAATGTCTGCAGGATTTTGATCGTCTTGGGTTTTGAGCCAAGAAATCCATCTTTCTTTAGTATCTTTTGATATGTCATCGCAATATGGAAGATACCTAACCAATTCTTTTGCGATATTATTTTTGGAATCCTTAATAGACGGACGTATGATTTCCAATTCGTCATCATACCATTCCCTTCTATCAGGGCCTTGACCATCTTCTTGATATATCGTAGGATACGCGAAAACATCTACGATTTCTCCAGTTTCGATAACTTTAGCTTTCATTTCATTTTATTTTTTACGCGGCAAAGATACGAAAAAGATCGATACGACGCAAGAAAAAAATCAATTTTATGGATAAACTTGGTTAAAACCACCATATTGATCGAGGGAATACGAATGTATATCACCAGATTTCGTTTTGACTACAACAGAACAAGATATGATCTCTGCATCGTAATCCTCGTTGAACTTATCTTTAACGTCAGATAAATCTTCCACTCTCATTTTATTGTATCTCCTACCTTGAATCGTTCATAATCATATTTGTAAACATATATGGTTCTATCAATAGCTCCATACTTTTTGTTTATTTGTATTACAATTTTATATCCAGAAGGCGTTTTCCCTTCTTTATCAATGACGATCGATCCCTTGTAATTTTCGATAGGAACTTGGCATGACGACAGAACCACCAACAATAAAATAATGATTAATATAAACTTAGTTTTCATGTTTCTGAATTTTTACAATTTGTCCCATCACATTTGCATATTGTTCGTTAGATTTTCTATTTCTAATTTCATTGATTCTTAATATTTGTTCCATTATGTTATCACAATTTGTGTCTCCGATCTTCTCAGATTCCCATGGATCGGTAGACCCATCTTTATTGATCAGGATTTTATTATCACCATGTGTGACATAATATCCTTCATATTCGTTTTCTGCAATCTCCGCGAGTATGTATAATCCTTTTGGATTATGGAAACCTGATGTTGTTGCGAAAACCTTTCCGTCTGGAGAATGCCATTCCCAAGGAATAGTATCTTCTTTAGGGCATCTCGACATGTCGATCATATTCTTGCCAGAACATAATAGTCCATTTAGTTCATTAAAAGCCAATATAGCCTCTCTTGTGCAAAATTGTTCATTAGATTCGTTGCCAAGGAGACCCCACGTCCTTACACTATAAAAGCAACGCGAAAGCCATTCTACCAATCTTTTCGTATACCCCTTGTCTCCATACGGGATATAAATGAAATATAAAAGCTGATATGGTTTAATCACGGTTTTCATGTTAATAAGGAGATCTTCGCTTCTGACGACATAAGTGTCGTCTCCGACATATTCGAGCCAATAGTTCTCTCCCTTCTTGAAGTCTCCGAAATCAACCATGCAAGTCAGAAACTTGTTGCTGACATATAAATTTTTCTCTGAATCAGTCATTGTCGTTATTATTTTGGTATAACATAGAAATCTTTCAAAAGTTCTGAAATATGTTCTGGCGTCCATATCGGAGGAATAGTTTCGTCGATCGAACTTATATACCAATCAACCAGAGTCCCTTCGTCCATGGATCTATCGAGGATCTTCTTCTCCATCCATCTCGCACCAAAGACCACAGCATCTGACAATTCTACTCCAATACCTGTAGGAACTCCATCTTTTGTGTAATACATATCAGATGGATTATGCCTAGCAGCATACACGTCAGCGACTTCTAAAAGTTCTTCTGTCTTATTATTCATATGAACAATCTTTTTACTATGCAAATATACGGAATAAAAAAGACACAAAAAAGCGAAGGACTTAAAAATCCTTCGCTTCTTTGTTTTCGACAAATGGATCCATAGAGAAACTTTCCCTCAGTCTGTTCCTTTCATAAAGATCATATGTTGTAAGTGAATAGTCCATGTCTCGCATCTCCATAGTTTCCATATTCCACGATACACCCAAAGCCATAACTAATCTACTTTCAAGTGATATGCAGTCAATGTCATATAGTTCTGGAAAATTATCAGACGGATAAACACGCCAATCATGTTCTCCATATCGACCCATCTCCTTTGTCCAGCAGAAATTCCTGTTCATTCGGACGGCGAACGATCCATCGCTGTTCATTGCAACATCACACAATACAGCAAGGGTTTCGATTGGATATCCAATTCCTTTACAAAACTGGACAGGAACGATCGCTGGAACAATTCCATCCGTATACTTATCTATAGAATCGATAAACTTTATCTCTGTCAAAAGTTTCCAACGTGGATCGATATGCTGGTAAAATCTTCTAGGAATTGTTGCCATGATGTTGATTTTTCAGAATTATTGTAATTTTTCTATCTTGATAGTCTTGTTGCAATCAAAGCACACATAGTGCCTAAACGTATGATGTTCTCCATCTATTATCGCCTCTTCATAAATTATGTTTACGGCCTTATGTGGACATATATGGAGCCTTTTAAAAATTCGATCTTTATATACGAAGAAAACAACGATTAAGATAATAGCAAAAACGATTTCAATTAATGTCTTCATTACCTTCTACGAGAAGTTCAGCCAGTTCCTTTTCCATATCTTCGACTTGATGTCTCTGGTAAGAAATAGCTATTTTTAAATAGTCGATTTTCTTTTGCCTGCAAAATTTCTCAAAATTTAATGCATCATCTGATTCCAACCAAGATGATGGAAATTCTATATAAGCCTTATATTCCGTGACATTACTATGCTCATCTTCGTAGAGATCCCTGTACTTGAACACGATCTTCGGGTTGGTTGATGTAGGCTCCTTTATTTCATAGACACGTTCGATCTGTCCAGATGATGGATCGTAGTCGTGTCCGATCTCCACAAGTTCCTGATTGTATTTTTTCGCTATCCCATACCTTAGTCTGATGATCGGTTCGCATATCTTGATGAGTTCTTTTTCCACCATTTTCTTTACAGACTTTGTCCCATCGACATAATCTTCAACAAGTTCAAGGAATCTTTCCTTTAATGACATATTGTTATCTTCCATGATAATAAGTTATTTCTTTTTCAATTAGTTATTCTTATTTCTAAATCATCAACATGTTGATGGCATTCACACATTGAATGTCCAGTGAATCCTATAAACTGCACAGTATGTGTAAACTCTGGACATGTACAATAATATCCCATAGGAAAACTGTCAACCTCAAGCACGGCCCTATATCTGCAATTACAGCAACAGTATCCATCACCTGAGATTGACAGTTTGCACAGTTCACTATGATTGCTCGATTTCAGCATCTTCCTTTAAGAAACCAGATTCAACAATCTCCTTGCTTGTCAATTCTATCACCTTATCCAGAGTGAGATCGCACTTATCGTCAATCCAGTCAGAAATGAAGTACAACTTGTTGGAACCAGCTATCAAACCGAACATAATTGGATCACGCTTCGCGTCAATCTCTTTTTTCTTTTCTTTATCTGTTTTTTCGATTCCAGTTCCATCTGGATCGAAATGGAGGATTGCATAGTTATCAAAAATCTGCATCTTGTCGACGGAAACCTTCTTGCGAATGACATCGATAGGGATTGTCCTTGTGAAATTGGATATATAGTCTAAACGTAAGGCCCTTGGACTATTTTTGCACAGTTTGATGATAGCTTTCTCGTTCAGGACCTTGTACATGCCCTTTGCATATAAGATTGACTCAAGTTTGTTGATTACTAGCATACGCATGAGTTTCTCCTTATATGCAATCTGTCCCGAAATCTCTGCAAGACCGATACATTCGATGATGTCTGAGACCCTGTTGATATAAACCTTAGATTGTTCGTCATCAAGTAGATCGTGAATATCTGAAAAAAACGCAAGAACATCGAACTTTTTTTCGTTATCTTTTTGTTCATTGTTCAATTCTTTTTGATGTTTTTTTCCAAATTTGTCAGCAATCCACTACCTTATTGCAGATAACAATTTAAAACTTTTTGAACCATTTCTGTATACAGGTATACTAATCACAGAGTTTTCTGATTGTGCAAACGTGAATCCATTCATAGAAGTCTGTTTGATAATTTCGTTTACACTATCTGTTACGGTAAGATTAAAATCTTCTATATCCGAATTTTTCTCGTTAACAATCCTCTTCAGGTTAGCATAAGTCATTGTATCCCTCATCTCTTTGATTAGATAAGGATTGTTCATGTTTGCGTAGCTCATCTGATAACGTTCGTCTGATGCATTCCTTTCCTCGGCTTTCTTGTATTTCGGAAGATTCTTGTCAATCTGGACATTTGTCAAGATTCTGACATGCTTCCCATCATCTGTTAGAATTTGTGACTTTGACATAGATTTATCTTTTTTATTGTGTGTGCAAATATACGGATTATACCTTTATAAAGAAACTACTACCAAGCGGAATAATCCGTAATGTCAGCACTATGCCCACAAAACGGACATTCAACTGTAACAGATCTACCAATGGCATTGTAGGTGAAAACAATCCTGTACCCTGCACCAATCGTCCCGTGGTTCCTGCCTTTTCCGCAATCGGCATGATTCTCCTTGAACAGGCACAACCTGTAGTATTCAAGCTTCATCAGGATAAGGTTCCTATTCATGGCATCCATGTCTTCCTCAAGGATAGTCGGGACTTCCTCTACAGACTGATAATTGAAATGATCTGTTACAATAGGTTCATCTGTCGAAAGAATGGCCACCATCCTTCCTTCGATCGATTTCTCAGCCTCTTCCTTTGTTCCATAACCGAATCCGTTAAAAGTGTCCAACGGTCTGTTTGTTGATTTCTGATAAACAGCAAAAGCGTCATGCGTCGTGCTTATACTTTCACCGCGTTCATCCTGAACAGTGAACACTGGTTTGAATTGTGTAACATAGATGTCATCGATCGAATAACATTCTTTTGTTGGAGATACATAAACTATATTTTTATCCATACTGTTATTTTTAAAATTTTTGAGAACGCATAAAAAGACTCATAAGAAAATTAATAGCCTGATCTTTTGTTGGAGCGGTGTAATAATCGAATTCCCAATGATCTCCCCTCCATTGTTTAGTCATCGAATTGCTGCAATTAACTTCTTCTGGGAGAATATGAAGATCTTTCGTCTTCGAATTATATCGTGCATTGCATCTTACTGTATCAAACTCACGAATATAAGTAAGAGATTTTGCTTGTTCAAAACTTACTATTTCACTACTATTCATCGTATTTCCCCTAATATCAAAGTTAACATTTATCCCGTTTTTCATGGATTGTATCAACAAATATGCTGCGGCTTCGATCGGTGTCCTCGACACTCCTTCAACATTCGCGTCAATTTCGTTAGACGTGTGATAGTGAAAACTATAAAACGGTGCATCTTTCATAAAACCCAATGGTCCGAATGATTTTCCATTTTTAAATGGATATTCATTCATCTTGTAGATCATGTCAGCTAAGGTGTATGTAGGAATAGGATCCCCATCAATCGTGTTGTTTGTTATTTCTATATTAGGCATTGGTGAAACATATGTAACACCATCCACTTTAATCAAGTAATATGAAGCGTCAGACATGTCGATTCCAGCATCGACAAGCTTTTTGCACAACTCCTCGCAAAGGAAATTGTGTCTTGCAATTTTATCGTATACTATCATCCCTGTTTTCATTTATTTGACATTAGTTTAGTTATTTGGTTGAAACCTGATGCAAATATACGGATTTTAGTTTACACAAAAAAGAAAAGAGGGTGTTTCTCTAGAAACACCCTCATCTCGATTATGGGACGATAATCATTCCTCAGGTTTGGTTTGCTCGATCTGAGGTTGGTTCTTTCCGAACAGCGAAGCAATCTTGTCCTTGATACCTCCGTTAACCATGTCGATCGCAGGAGCGAAGTTCTTGATAAAACTCTTAGCGAATTCCGCTCCAGTGTTGGAGTCTCCATATACCGTAACGTTTCCGAGTTGGATTCTCTCAAGAGCAGCGGCCTGAGCACCGAGAATAGCATCCCACTTATCTGCCATCTTCCACTGGACTGCCATGTCAGGTGATCCAGCAGCTTGAATCATTCTCTCGAATGCCATGGCTGGGGCTAGGGCTTCCTGTTGGATACCTTCTGCCTTTGCGAGAGCGAGAGCCTTCGCACCTTCAGCCTCGGCAAGAAGTTTCTGACGAGTACCTTCAGCCTCTGCTTCCAATTTCATCTGGACAGCCTTTGCATCAGCTTCGGCCTGCTTTAAGATTCTCTGTTTTTCAGCTTCTGCTTCAAGGATTGCCTTATCCTTAATAGCTTCAGCCTCTATCACCAATTTTTCCTTTGCCTTTTGTGCTGGCACAATCTCTGTAGCGTTCAGCATCTCCGCTTCAGCTGCAGCCTTAACCTTATTAACCTCAAGTTGTTTCTCCTGAAGAGTCTTTGCAACTGACATCTCAGCTTCAACTTTAGCTGTCTCTGTTACCTTAACAGCTTCTGCCTCTGCCTTACCAGCCCTTGCTGTTGCACTTGCAACATCAATCTTAGCCTCTTGTTCTGCAACGCCAGCGAGTTTGTCTTGCTCTGCTTTTTTCTGACGTTTCTCGGACTCGTATTGCGCAGCCTTTGCCTCTTTCTCCTGAGTAGCCCTAATTGTCTCAGCTTCCTGTTCTTGCTTAGCAATATTAATACGAATTTGTTTCTTCGCAATTGCTTCATTTTCTGCAGCTTCTGCATCAGCCAAAGATTGTGCCACGTTTTTTTTCTTTTCAGCTTCGGCTGCAGCCTTATTTGATTCAGCCTGTGATTCAGCCTTTGCTACTGCAGATACCTGACGCGACTCAGCTTCGGCTTTCTTTGTCTCAGCATCTGCTGCCGCTTCAGCTACAGCGGCAATCTGACGGGCTTGTGCCTCAGCTTTCTTTGACTCAGCTTCAGCATTCGCATTAGCAATGTTAGCAACCTTTTCAGCATTCTGTTCGGCAATACCAGACTCCTGTTCCTTCTCTGCCTCAGCGAGTTGAATTTCTTTCTCACGATTAATGTTGGCAACCTCAACATCCTGCATCTTTTTTGTCTCATTTACCTTTACCTGTTGCTTATACTGGGCTTCTGCTACTGCGATTGCCTCTTCCTTCTTGGTTTCTGCAATCTTCACATTACCTTGTTTTCTTTGTTCAGCGATATCAGCCTCAGCGTTAGCCTGTGCCTTGGTTGCGGCCTTTTTACCAAGGTTCGTGATATAATCAACATCATCCTTAATCTCGCTGATATTAATATTGGTTACATCATAACCAACCTTTGCAAGTTCCTGTTCAAGCGAGCCTCTAACCTTACCGAGGAACTTTCCACGTTCAGCATTAATTTCCTCAATAAGCATCGTCGCCATAATAGCACGAGTTTCACCGATAAGAATCTCAGAAATCTGCTTCTGAATCTCTTGCGAAGATGCACTCAAAAAACGAATAGCAGCATTCTGTTGAATCTCTTTGTCGCGACTAATTGCCGTTGTTAAAACCACTGGCAGGTGCATCGGGATAGCATTTGAGTCAATACCATCCACTGTGACCTTGATTTGAAGAGGTGCCATGGACATCTTCTTATAATCTTGAATAATGGGCCACACAAATGTTCCTCCACCATTCAAGATCTTTGAAGGAGCTACGACTTCAATTTCCTTTTCAATTTCCTTCTCGATATCATTTCCATCAGCGTCTTTAGCCTTGACTTTGTCCTTAACTTTAACTTTAACCTTTTGTTTTCCAGATTTACCGAAAACGATAAGGAGTTCATCAGGTGCCGCTCTACGGTAACGAGCAAGAAGGGTGATGATGGTGATGACCGCAAGGAATGCGCACACACCGAAAACTGTGAGAATTACTGCACTTGTTGATGTAAACATAATTTTGTAATTTTAAATAGGTTTGTAATAAGTGGATTATTTAATTATAATTTCATATGAACCATCCTGACGTATCTTACCTAAGCAGACAGAGGTTCCTTCAATCAGGCTGTCAGCTTCCTCTGGAGTCTCTGGGTTATAAACACCTGTCGGGAAATGTGTGCCGTTGAAAGTGTTCACTGACACGACATATGATCCGTTACCAAGATTGTTATAGATTGTTCCAATATGTCCCTCGAAATCATCAATCTGATCTGGAACATTGTCCAGCTTCTTCATCAGCTTGTAGACCCAGTACAGAAGGAACATAAGACCAATACCAACAAGAAAAGCAATCGAATAGTCAACAAAAGTCATGTTGCCATGAGTGATGTAACGTGAACACATTGTCAAATATGTAGAGAATCCTGTGAGGAAATGAAGAATCCCCTTAAAAGAAAAGACACTTCCGAGATCCGTATCGACATCACCATCGACATCAACGTCAACATCAACGTCTCCGACAATCCAAGACAATACAGCCTTAACGACGATTGTCAAGATACATGCAATAAAAAGTATTGTATACCAACTCATTGATTTATAATTTATTAGTTAATCTCCGAAACAATTTCAGCATCTTCCATCTCCTTAATGAACATACCAGTGATATGAAGCATTCCATAATACATTTGTAAAGTCACCTTTGAACCTATGGCAATGTCCCAGTCAACAGACTCCGCATTGAACTTCCTTCCTTTTATGTCTACAACATAGAAACCATTGTGCCTGTTTTTCATTACAGTACCTACTTGTACTCTTTTCTCTTGTAATTTTCTATTTGTCTCTCTGACTATACAGATTATACAAAAAATAACCAATATGAATACTACAAATAACATATACAATGTTTGTTTTGCGCAGCAAATATACGGAATTATTTCTTCGCAAAAAAGTTTCTGGAAATATTTTTTTCAAAAAAGAAACGGCTGGTTTCAAAAAGACTCCAGCCGTTCCAAATAATGCGCAATAAAAATTATCGAACAACCTCAACGATTGCACAACGACTTGTTGAAGGATCTTTGTCAACATCAAGCGACACGCCGATCTCAATATTACTCACACCGTTACGAGAAAGGATATCCGCAACAGCGTTTGCGCGTTGTTCAGCTAATGTGTTGTTCTGTTCAGCATTTCCAGTTCCAGTATCAGCTGAGCCGATCACCTTGACCGTCATACCGTCCTTAACAGCATTTGCAAAAGCCACGATCTGGGATTCCTTCAATTGAGATATAAGAGAACTTCCCTTGTCAAAATAAACAACTATATCCATAGGAACCGCTTCGTTAACAACTTTCTCGACAACAACAGTCTTTTCGACGACTACACTATCTGGAGTCTTATTCAGAAGATCGTTATAATCTTTCTTCAGTTGTTGATACTCGCTATTTGATACCCCTTTTTCTGCCAAAGTAAAGTTATGAACAGTCTTTCCTTTAGAGTTCTTATATCCGAACTTATAGACAACCCCACAAACAATTCTCAGATCAGCCTTACTCTTATAGAACCCCATTCCTGTACCTTCGCGATTATTCCAGACGACTGATGGACGCAGCCCAATCTGCCATGCCTGCTTATATCCGAGATTGAAATTAACCTCACATCCAGTGTTATAAGTAATGTAATTAGGATCTTGATGGTTATAGTAATCATGCATCCAACCGATTCCTGGGACAAGAATAACCTCTACGACATCAGGGCTTCCAGAATATCCAGCGAACAGATTGTTGAGATTGATCTTAACACTACAAATCGTATTCAACCTTACAACTTTCTTGTCTGTAAAATTAAACTGGCCTTGCTCGGCAATGCTGAATCCGACAACTGGAGTTACGTTCTTTCCCAATTCGATCCCAAACGTAGGTAATGCGCTTCCAAAGAAAGTGCTTCCTTCAGGTTGAGCGATGCGTGAAACAATTCCACCATCAACACCGACATAAACATTGTCAAATAATTTTGATTTCTCGACATTCTGTGCAGTTGCACCAAAAATAAGACCCAAGCACAGGGTCAGCATAAAAAAGATTTTCTTCATTTTGTTGATTTAAAGATTTAACATTTATTTTTTATTGAAAGACAAGATAACCTCGTCGATCGTTTTTCTGATTAATTTACTTCTATAGTTCCAACACTTTTATCCAGTTTCCATCCAGTCATCCAATTACCAACATAACAAAACCCTCTACCAAAGTAATAGATTCCATATGCGATACAAATCCAAAGAAAAACAAATGGAAATGCGATATATTTGATGATTTTCTTTATCACTGTCTATTTGTTGTGTTTATTGGTGAGATAACCTCGTCGATCGTATTTTCAAGATTCTGTGTCACTTCTTGTATGAATTTTCCGAAATCCTCGTGATATTTCTTCAGGGCATTGAAGTTGTATCTTGTTGTGTCCTTGAACAACTCTCCAAAGACATGTTCCACAAAATAAACAGCATAATAATGGATGCCTACAGTAGGGATGAGATCTCTGATAGAGTCTATCGTAAAAGCATATTGAACTCGCTTCACATCGTCTGCTATTCCGTTAGCAAACAAATTGAAATGTAAGATTATAGGATCATACATAACAACAGAAACTGTCAACTCGAACAGATTTTCATCACCTTCTTTAAAGTTCCTTGTAACAATGAATTTTACAATAGGATCTGTCATTAACGAGAAACTCTTACGAGTATGTTCCTTTTTTCGGAAGCTTTGATGTAATCTTCACTCCTAAAGACTTCAATGACACGATCGTAGATCTTCTTATATGTTTCTGTTGACACGTCATCAATCACAGGGCCAGCCTTTGCTCCAGCACCGTTGGCGAATACATTAATTTGTCCAGTGAGAAGATCGATCTTTACTGAATGAACATTCTCGATCCCTCTTGGTTTATTGCCAGCCCATACATTGAAATTAGCAAGATTAATCATCCTCAGATTACGTACCACCATGAGCTGCTTTATAGCACCTCGATACTCCTCACGTTTTGCGTCAAATTTCTTCATTTTCTGATAAAGTTTCAATGTTTTCCTCAAGTACGACAGGAGGCTCATCCCGATTGATAGCGTCATTTAGATCCCAAAGATCCTCCTGAATTTTTTCACGGATCCTCTCGTCCGTTACAGTTTCAAGAAGATCGATCGCCAAATCGCGTGAAATTTTTAGATCTTCTTTGTTGTCACTTAAATAAAAGTAATTCATATAATTATCTTAGTTTAATTTATAGCGTTTCGGAAATCTGTATTTCTTGACATTACATCCTCATCATCAAGTAACATTTGCAGAAAAACTTCTTGATCAAATATATCAAGACTCTTAAACTGAGCATACACCTCGCTTGGATGCAATATTCCACTTGCATATTTCTCTATCATTATTCATCAGTTTTGATTTTTTCAAGATTCAAGCTTTCGTATCCATTAGCTACGCACCAATAGTAATCTGTACATAATTTTTCAAGAAGCAATATCTCTTCGTCTCTTCCTGTTCTGTTAGAGTCATCCTTCTCCAATACATCGCACACCTCATTTATTGCAGAAATTTGTTCAGGGCTTCTCTTACAACACAAATGGTTTCCACTCTCCAGATCCGTAAAAGCTCTAACAAAAAGAGATATTTCGTTCTTTTTAATGTGATGGAAATGTATTCTTTTATCCATTTTTTGATTTGTTTTGACATTGCAAATATACGGACATTTTTTGAAAATCGAAAAATAACTATACAAAAAAATCTAGACAAGAATCTAGACAAATGTCTAGATTCTTATAAGTTAAAATTAAATCTAGACAAAAATGAATGATACAAAAAAGAAGCCTAAGTCACAGAAAGGCAGAAAGAAAACAAGACCAGACACAGACGATCCAAACGAGAACCCCCTACTCCATGTTGAGAACACTCCAGATTTCACTATAGAAACTGGAAATCTCCTCCAAGACACTGGACTTCTGATATTCAACGAATACGATCAATTTGATGTCAAGAAAGAAAAGGATCATTTCGATTTATCCAAGATAGACAGGAACTCCACTATCATCATAGCATTGCGTTATTTTGAATATGTCTGTATTGCAAAATTCAGATTCGCATTCATCATTCCTATCCTTGAAAGCGGACTAAGCGCGAAAGACGTGTTTGAGATGATCAAACATTGTCTACGTAACAAATTGCTAATCAACGCTCCAACTTTTGATAATATATTTGATATAGAAATAGTGTATACTGGATATGTCAAATATAAATAAATAGAGAAATGCCTCTATTGAATAGAGAAATGCTTAAAAATAGACAAGACATAGACACATCATCACTTCATCCAAAAGCATCGCTCAACCCCTATATTTGGAAGAACAATAAGCTCGACATATTCGTCAGAAAACAACTTCTTAAAATCGCAAAAGATTTCATCAGTTCTTTCGATGTTTCTGATTTTGGCATAGAAGATGTAGTTATCATTGGATCGATCGCAAATTATAACTGGGACGAAGAAAATTCTGACATAGATTTACACATAGTAGTAGATTTTGAAGATGTAGACAATAATAAAGAACTTGTCGACGCTTTCTTTTATGAACTTAAAACAAACTGGAATCTGAAACATTCTGGACTTAAAGTATACGGATATCCAGTTGAAATATATGTTCAAGATAAAAACGACGAATATTCATCAGGTGGAGTATACTCTATATTAACGGATGAATGGATCATAGAGCCATCTGTAGAAAAAATGTCTGTTGAAATAGACGACGAAAAGGTCAAAGAAATGGCAGATTCATTTATGATACAAATTGATTTCATAGAGGAAAGATTCTTACTAATTACGGATGGGATAAGCAGCGAAACGATAGAAAACGTTCTAAAAGACGCTAACGATCTATTCGACGAAATAAAGGGTACAAGGAGAAAAGAAGTCAAGTCAAAATCCTTCGAACTGTCGACAGGGAATCTAGTATTCAAAGTCCTTAGGAGGAACGGATATATCGGAAAACTGAACGACATCAGGACTTTGGCATACGATTACGCAAACTCCTTGCGGAATGGAACCACACGCGAATCGTGGCAGGATTTCAGTGGTACAAAAGACAGTGCCATTATTTTCACTGTCAAGAAATCCGCTATTTGAACTTCCATTCCAACCTTACATCAACGGCCATTTCCTTTATAGGATATTGGCCGTTTTTGATAAATAATCCAATGAGAAACTTTTTCAACACAATCAGACTTATATGGCAAGGTTGGACAAACATGCTACTTGATCTCATATCCGACATCAAATACAAGAGAGAATTTGATGAAAGATACGAGATATGCAAAACCTGCGATCACAATTCACACGGATTCTGTGACATATGCGGTTGTCTGTTGAAAGCGAAGACGAAATCGGAGGATTCAGAATGCCCGATGAAAAAGTGGCTCACAATCAAAGAAACCACAAAGAAATGAGAAAATTCATCCTTGTCCCTGGATCGTTCAAACCAGTACACGGTGGACATATAAAAGCTATACACGAACTCCTGTCGACCCCAGAAAACGATGTGTATGTCCTGTTGTCATCAAAACCAAGAGAAGGATTTACAGTTATTCCTACTATGGACTTCTTGAAATCCATATTTGGAGAATACAGAAACTTTCATCAGATTGTATCTGATAACCAGAGTCCAGTCAAGCTTGCGTATAACCTTACAGCAACAAAGGAATTTGGTGATGGTATATATGCGATGGCCGCAGCAGATAAGGATGATGATATAACGAGATCGATCGACTATGCAAACAACTTCTCAAACGATGGGAAATATTTCACGCCAGGGGTTAAAGCTATATTCATTGATCCTATTCGTAAACAAATATACAGAAACAGGGACGACGAATATAACTACACACCGATATCATCCAGAGTTGTCAGGATGGATGTAAGAAACGACGATTTCAACAATTTCCGCTCAGCATACATCATAGACAATAAAAATATAGTAGATGACTTCGCATTAAAACAATATTTTAATACACTAAAAAACTGCACCAACGGTAGCGTTCGACCAGTCAACGAAACTGCAGCTGGGGGTCATATTAACCACGCATGGGAAGACGACGAAATGACTTTCAAGGATATAGAGGATCTCATCCATGACATATTCTGGTGCAGACTGGATGACGTAACGGAAAAGATCGACGGAATAAACCTGTTCGCTTCTGTTGACAACACAGGAAGAATCATATTCGCACGGAACAAAAGGCACATGTGTACAGACCCTATGACGATCGACGACATAAAGAACAATAGCGGATGGAATGAAATCACGAAAGAATCGTTTATCAAAGGGGCAGACACGATAAAGAAAGTTTTCTCCAATCTGAAGGACCCAAAGAAACTGTTCAACTACAACGACGGACTCGATAGTCTAAAATACAGGACATGGATCAGTGTGGAAATCGTAAACTCAGAAAACATAAATGTAATACCATACCCAGAGAACTTTGTGTCTTTCCATACGAAAACAATGCTTACTACATGTGTCAAATACGGAAAAGAAGGCGATCCTACGCAATATGAGATTTTTGAGGATCCAAACATAGAGCCAGACTCCATAGCGATAGAACAGGCTATCGAAGACGCAAACAAGGAAGCTTCAGGATACAGGGCAAATGTAACACCAAGGATCATCATGGATGAATCAAGGGATTTCTCTGCTTTGTTCCCAAAATATATGGATGACCTGCATGATATCATGGATGAATATGAACTGTCAGACGAAGATACGATTGCAAAATATAGATACAATGCGGTAAGAAAATACATCATACACAACAAACCATTCGGAGATTATTCTCAAGAAAGTCTTGATGTTATTGCAAGAAAGTGGTCTGGTTGGAACAAGCCAGACAAGAAGATCATTAACAAGATTATGAAAGACTGTTATATAACGGATAAAGTTAGAAGCTATGAAAAGACATCATTAAAAACTTTACAGAAGAGAATAATGCTTCCGATCGACACATTGTTCATCAACATAGGGAACGACGTCATAGAACACATTTCTGGTACGATAAACGACAAAAACCAAACCAAAGCAATATCTAAAATAAAAAAGAGCATAACTGATGCCATTTCCGCTATAGAAGAAACTGGTTCGGAAAAAGATCTTGACAAACTAGAATATCTTCTGTTCAGACTTGGAGAGACAACAAGTGTGTATGCGAGCGAAGGTATAGTTTTTAAGTGGAGAGGAAAAATAATGAAACTGACTGGTAGTTTCCAAGTGTTCAATCAAGTGATGAACTTGGCGAAGAAAAAATAAAATTACGGGTTATTTTTTAAGAGTCGCCAAAGAGCATATTTGTCTCCGTCTATCTCAACATAGATGATGTCTTTATACTCAAATATATCATCGAGACGAATATTGGTGACTGGTTTACTAAAATCATTAAAAAACAAAGGATCTATGTTTAATAGGTTAATTTGACCTTTATTTTCAACTGCAGCAACATATCTAAACGACGTTTTGTTTGATTTGAGCGGTACGATCTCATCGAACCATTCATCAAATATAAGTGTCAAATCCCACTCATTTACAAGATTTTCTTTTCCGTTTCTGGATATTTTTATCACATTAGAACCATTTTCAACAAACTTAATAGAATCAAACCATGTTGCCGTATCGTTATAGTCACCATCAACCAGTTGAAAATTTTGCCCAAACAAATTCTCTTTTGAGTCTTTGCTTACCCAAATTGCACTCAGATTTATGTTTCCATGAGATTTTACCGTATTCACTTTCTGTACAATAAACACATCTTTAATTAGAATATTAAAGTTATCATCAAATATAAAACTCTTATTTTTTGTTTCCGCAATAAACAAAGTCTTTTCATGAATCTTAGCTGATATTGGTTTATCACAATAATTATATTTTAAAAAATACGTTTTCTTTATTTTATCTACAACAATTTCCATGTTGTTATCAAACATTATTGATGAGTTTTTCCCTAACTCCATTATCAATAAACCACCTTTGTTTGACATATAATCCGAAACGGAACTTTCAAACAAAACGTTACCGTCAATATCAAAAACCACACATGAAAGAAAAATATCCTTTCCGACAAACATTACCTTGTCACCCCAAACTCGATCGATCTGTAAGAACCATCTTCTTCCACCAAACATAATACCGTCTTTGTTTACAGGACAGTATAAAAGGTTTTTTCCTTTCCATTGTTGAACAAAGAATGTACAAAGTTCTGAATCATCATACGATTTATAGCATTTTTGATCAAAAAACACTCCGTCATTATCTGTTTCTGTTATCAATATCTTATGATCTGTGAAAGAATATACAAATACCTGAGAAGCTCCACCAAGTCTCTTAACGATTCCAACGGACCAACCAATAAGATCAACTTTATATGATTGTTTGATGTCGATCATATGTTCTTTTATAAACCCAGCATCTATAACAGCTTCAAAAGCCTCTCTCATTTCTGGTTTCGCATCTAGTCTATTACTGTCCATGATACAAAAAATAATTATTGTTTTAATAATCTCCACAATGCATATCTATCCCCATCTATTTCAACAAAAATAATATTTCTATATTCAAAAATATCATCAACAAATTCATCAAGAATATATTTACCAAAAGTTTTACGATCCCCTATATCAATACCTATCAAATTACATGCATCTTTGTTTGCTACAGCGGCTACACGTCTAAATGATGTTTTATCTGAATCCAGCAAAACTATTTCATCAAACCATCGATCCCCAAACGGTATTAAATCAAACGCATTTATTAATTTCTCTTTTCCATTTTTTGAAATTCTTATTATGTCTTTACTTTGTTTCCCATAATTTCCACTACTTTCAAAATCTATAGAATCAAACCAAGATGAAATATCATCAAAATCTCCAACCATAAGTTCATAATCTTCTTTTAAAATATTCAATTTATTTTTATTTTTAAAAATAATAATTTTAAACTGAATATGACCAAGATAAAATATTGTATCAACAATTTCTATGTTATCTATATTTCTATAAAGTAATCGCAACTTATGATCAAAAACACAACATAGATCTTTTGATTTCGCAATAATAATAGAATAACTATTATGTTCAATATTATAATTCTCCCAAATAATATCATCTACATTATCCTGAACAATATTAATATTCTTATCATAAATTGTAATATTATCCCAAGATTCTTTATTCCCCATCGTAGGATTTAATGTATCGTGAACTCCGTGATAAATTATAAACCCATACGTAAATAAACGAATATTTACATGTTTTTCATAAAACAAAACATCTCCAGATAAATTAAATATTGTACAAGAATGTTCATCAGAAAAATCTCTACCGACAAAAACAACATTTTTAGACCATATTCTATCAATCATCCAGAACCATTTCTTTCCATTAAACATTATTCCGTTTCTATTAACTGGGCAAAATACACGATTACTGTTATAGTTTTTTTCTGCCAACAAAGCAACCATAGTACCAGAATTTCCTTTTAATTTATGACATATTGGATCTGTCATTATATCAACATTTTCTAGATCTGATACTATTATTTTATGATCATTAAAAGAATATACAGCACAACGTTCGTGGCCATAATCGTTTATATAAATAACCCCAGCGGTCCAATCTATAAGATTAACTTTATAGGATCCTTTTATATCTATGTTATCTATGGTTAAATTATTTGGATTAGAATTAATAACGGCCTCGAAAGCCTCTTTCATATCTGAATTTATATCATAAATGGATGAATTTTCGTTTACTCTTCTCATATTCAAACAAATGTCACTTTTATATTAAACAAAATCATTTTCGTTATTTATCCGTTCAGATAAATAAACAAAGGCATTTTGCAAGCAATGACAAGAGATGATTTTGTCCAAAATATAATAGATGAAATAACTATTTCTGGATCACTTCAGATAGAAGTGAAAAAAGATGAGATCGAACGTATCATAGACAACGAGAAACGCAATGTTTTCCGAAACTGGAGGGACACCGTTGAATTAAGATACGGAATAGTTCCAGTCACCCAGTTTAGAACTCCAGAATTCCGTGCATCAAGGACCATTCAATTTCCAGATTGCGTCTGGGGTATAGAAGAATTCAGGGAGATAAAGGACGGAAGCAGGTTATTTGGAATCAACGATCCAGACCTTAACATAGAAAGGGTCATGGGATCCGATCTATGGCTTTCCCCCTTCTCATCGGACATCATTACTGGTCGTACAATTAGCTATAGCTGGTTCGATTTGGCAAGATCATTCACCCTTACCGACATCAACTTCCAGTTCAACTTGAACACAAAGAGACTGAAAGTCATAGGCCACGATCCTATCGCTCCAGTCCTGTGCAGGGTTTATGTCCAGATAGAAGACTCTGCCCTTTATGACGACTATTATTTTCTAAAGCAATGCATAGGGAAAACCATGATTCAAATCCACAGGGTACTGAAAACATTCGAGGTTACACTCGTTGGCGGAGTCACTATAGGAACATATTTCATGGACCTTGGCAAACAATATCTGGATGAAGTTAAGGAATATATTGACAAACAACAAAATCCAGACTGGTTCCTAATGTTCCAATAAACTAATAATCAATATTTTATGAATAAAAATTGGATGTGGTTCAACGAAGTCGTTTCTTTTTTTAGAAGAAAGATTGACAAAAGCATAGACGCAGACATGACGACTGCGATTCTGACTTATTTGAAATACCCTTTCGGAAAATATAAAAACTCTGATGGAGCAAACATATACCCTATATCCATCATCGAGGGTTATTTTGACACATCATTCGGAAGAAGAAGAATAAACGACATAATCGAGACCATTAGATACAACAAACTAACAAGTGAAGAAATTCGTCAAAGACAGGAAAAAGCAATAAAGGAATACAAAAGACCACCTAAAGAGATTGAAAAAATGTGGCACGAAATCGATCATGATCAGGAAAACGACTACATTCAATATATAGAGAACAATCCGCCAGAGACATCAATGAGGTATGTTTCCGATCAATACCTTGATGACGATGACGTGATGTATGAATCCACGGAAAACGATAATATTGTGTTCAACAACAATTGGATTTTTGTCACTTATGGATCCGACAGATTCGATCGAAACAGGTTCGAACGTTTACGCCCAAATAATCTGGCAGACCATAAACATGGATTTATGTTCCAGAAATACACTGGTGGATTATGGGCATGTCCATTAACAAATAACGGGTGGGAAAAATGGTGCAGGGAAGAGGATTTTCGTGTGGAAAGATTATCAAGTCATTTCTTGTTCACATTAACAGAAAATGCAAGAATCTATGTAATCGACTCCCAAGATGATCTTATTGCCGCATCAACTTTGGTTGATCGATTTGGAATACACTACATTAACTATGACGAATTAATTAAGAACGGATATGATGGATTGTTCGTAACAGACAGAGCAATTTGGAGTATAAGAGATGGATTAAAACACAATGATGAATATTATGAAGGTTTAGCCATATTCGATGTGGAATCTTTGTGTATTTTTGACCCAGATGTGATCGTTCCTGTTGAGAATAACGTCATAAATGAAGAACAATTATCCGACGTTGACACGAAATGGGAGCCAAAAGAAGGTTTGTTCAAATCCAAATCACCAAAATACATAGCAGATTATCTATCTAAACATTCAAAAGACATTGGACAAGCCATCAAACGACTTACTTTCTACATGAACAGGGTTGGAAAGAACATTGAGAACAAAACGGTTCTTAACAAAGCAAAATCTATTCTTCAAGACAGACTCGAAGAGTCCGTGTCAGAAAACGAATATAACACACAAGAGGCTATAAATGCTGTTGTTGATCAAGGCATATTATTAGCAGACGATATTGAAAAAACATATTATATGGACAATGGAGGATTTTCTATATGTGTTATCGTCAAAAAAACAAATTCATCATATGAAAACAATAAGGTTGTGTATTGTTTCGACAACAAAAAGGTCTTAACCCCAGAACCTATAAGTAACATTTATTACCTTAACAAAAAATCAACAGCAAAAGAAAAATTCTTTTTAATAAAACATATTGACAGAAAATACGATAGCGAGCACGACAATCTTCTTTCTGAAAACGGATTGGTTTTTGACGGATGGGCATATATAAGAGATCTATACAATGGTGATTTTATTGTAGAACCATATGACATAAAGGATGAAGAATACCCGTTTTTGTGGAACATGGATGGATCTTACAAAATGAAAGACATCATAGAGATAAGAGAGTTCGAGAACAATATAGATTTCCTATATATGGAATCGGATGATGGCAATAAAGTGCTGGACAAGAATTACAATGTTATCATTGATAGTGTCGAATCTATCGACGAAGACGACGTTACCCTTATGTATCGCAAATCACACGAATATGATCGAGATGGAAACATAGAAGAGCCTGTTTTTGTAATAACTGTTGCATCTAAATATGGCAAAAGCCAAAACATATACAACTATAATATGCAACTGATATTTGAGAATATCTATACTTACGACACAAAGAGAATAGGTGACTATATCCAGATGATTTATGTAAGGACAGATGAAGGATATAATATGGTAGGTAAAGGAGGCCGCAGGTTCTTTGATAAGCCAGCAGAAAAAATAAACAATGAATTTATTCCAGACGTTGAAATGATTGATTATGTTAAAAGAACGGATGGAAAATGTAATCTTATATTATGCGACACTCTTGAACTTTATGATGAAGATTGGTTCGATGATATAGTTTATATAGATAAAGAAATAACAGGATACGATCGGGAATATATTGTCGCTTTGAAAAGAAACAAAAACATTTATCTCATTGGTCTTAACGACTCTGAAGACTCATATTTACGTGAGATTCTTGATGAACCTGTTCAAAGTATATACATCATAGGAGAGGAACAAAGGATCCTTGAAATAAAAAAAGACGGAAAATATTATCTGCTTCTTAAAAATTGCAAACTTCTTCCTGTTAGTCGTTTTGGTGTAGAAGAACATTCAGAAGACGAAAGTATATGCTATGTTGAAGACGAAAATGGAAAATTCGACATCATAAACTTGTCGAGTGGAAAAAGTTTTTGTGACAAATATCTTGGAGGTTTAAGGTTTGATTCAATATCTGATAGATCTTCAAGATACCCCATCGTAGAATCAAAGGGGAAATATACTTATTTTGACACAGACCTCTTCTGTCTAGAGTTCTCCGAACGATCTATACCGCAATGGTACGACAAGGTCGAACCAGCAATATATGACGAGGAGAACGATGAGTACACATTTAATGTCGAATTAAACGGGGAAAAACGAACAATATCTTCTGCGTTTAGTGAAGAAGACGAGTGATGCATTTACATAAAAAGAAAAACGATCGATCAACTTACAGACATATGATCGATCGTTTTTTTAGATGTTCATTATCTTAAATTTCTGGTCCTCACTCAAATCGCTTGGCTTTGGAATATCACACTCAACATCAACGACATAATTTCCCTTAATTCTCGGATTGTTAGGATCTGGGAACCCTTGACCACTTAATGTGACAATCTTTCCAGACTCGGTTCCTTCACCTATGTGAATCTTCTTTGTTCCTCCATTCACATACGGCAACTTGACATCTCCTCCGAAAATCATTGTCTTATAAGGAACCTTTACCTTATAAAGGATGTTGTTCTTTTGATCTCTCTTCAATCCATATTGATTAGGCTTCTCAGTAACAAAAACAAGCAAATCACCTGGCACACCTCGATGTGGACCAGCATTACCTTTTCCTTCGATCACGAAATATGAATTATCATATATGCCAGCAGGAACATCGAACTCTATATCAACAGTCTTCTTTTCTAAACCACTTCCTCCACAATTCGGACACGGATCCGTTATTGTCCTTCCAGTCCCATGGCAATCTGGACAAGGATGCATACTTCGCTGGACAAAATTCCCCTTCCTTATTTCCTCATAAACCATTCCATGACCATCACATCTCTTACATGTCCCTGTGGAATTGCTTTCACTCCCAGAACCATTGCATCTATGACAAGTACACATCCTACCCATCTTAATCTTCTTGTGTATTCCAGTATAGATTTCATCAAAAGAAAGCTCGATTTGAATCTTCAAGTCACCGCCTCTTTCCTTTACCTGTCCTCCGCGACGCATTCCGAATCCACGCATCATTCCAAACGGATCCATACCTGCAAAAGGATCCTGCTGTCTGATATCATTAGGATCCACAGTCCCATATGTGTCATACATCTGTTTCTTTTCTGGATCCGACAATACACCATAAGCCTCGTTCACTTCCTTAAACTTCTCCTCGGCATCAGTATCCTTACAAACATCTGGATGATATTTCTTGGACAGTTTACGGAAAGCACTCTTTATCTCGTTTTCACTGGCATTCTTCTGAACACCGAGAACATCATAGTAATTTCTTTTTCCTTCCATGATTATTTCTCCTGTTTATCTTTATCAATTATTTTTTATAAATTACAACCTTAGCGTGAGTAATAACCTTCTTGTTTATTTCATCGAAAAATCCATATTCATAAACATCGCTTACGGTGTTATCATATTCAGATTTATCCGTAGGATAAATACCAATCGCTTCCATTGTCTCCTCGTTAAACACTCCATATTTTATATTCCACCCGATCGGTTCAATTCCTATCGAACGAAGATTATTATACAAATTCTTGTACATAAGATCACACCCGTCTACACCGTTTTTCATACCACGGGCAATATCATTGAACAAAGGAGAAACAACCTTTTCTATTGTTTCTCTTATGCCAGATCTATTGCAATCCGATAACATCTTCTCGTATCGGTTTCTCATGTTTGTGAAATCCGCAACAGATCTCAGATACATCTCATGCCAATCAACCTGTTGTACTTCAGTTTGTTGAACGATTTCTTGTTCTTGATTCAAATTATCTTTTTCTTCCATTTCGAATATCTATCTTTACTCATGCAAATATACGGAATTCCGATAAATAGAGAAAGCCAATTTATACAAATGACAAACATAAAAGAACAACTCCTAACTTTTGATACTGTTGATGAAATCGTTGAAGTCAGGAGAGAATGCAAATCAAGAAACGGTAGCGTATATGTCATCAAACTCTGGAGTGAAGTTGGTATATATGAGTTCAAGAACGAAATGAATGAAATCGACGATCTGAAGAATTACATCATCCTTACACAAATCCCAGGATTCGAGGATGAATATGAGTATATCGGGATTGTTGATGGTGTCAGGGATCTAACAGACTGGGCATTCAGAAACCTAGATTTTCCGAAAGGAACAAAAATGAGCACAATAGCGATCGGATGCACAGGAATCGTTAATGACATCAAAGAATGTTTCGCATCAATAATATACAATGAATGGATAAAATATTCACCATCATCTGAACAAATTATCAAAAGATCGGACTATGTTACAAATAACGAAAATTGTAACGAATCTTACAATAATTGTTTAGATTCATTGCAAAACAAATTGTTATCATACGGTTACACAAAATGGGATGGGACGAATAATATCACTGGAACTTATTCACTGAAAGGAAAGAACGGAAATACTATATTTGTTGGACTTGGCGTTGTCGATAAAAACTCAGTTCTTATTCAAATAAACAACAAAAACGGAAAAAAATTAATGCAAACCGAATATGATTGCAACGACGAAGAAAAGATGAAAAATACCATCTTTAACAAATCTTGGATTAATACAAATATAAACGAACAAAGAACATATATACCATTATCAGATTCCTTTATCAAAAAATACACAAACAACATTCTAAAAGAAAACGAGAGTCAACAAATATTTTACAGAACATTTTATGCATGGGGTGAGAAATATACTCCCGTTACAATAAATGGAAAAACACAAAACAGAAATTGTACATTAACAAAAGATAAGACTATTGAATTACAAGACGTAACAATCACAATTGGAGATAAACAACCTAAAAAAATAGGAAACTGTACATTATATTGTATAGGGAATACATATTTCGAATTAAGTTATGAAGAAGACGGTGATTCAAGAGCAATAAGATTAACATTAAATCCAATATAAAAAATAATGTGTATTTTCAGATCCTTGTTTGAAAAATGGAAACAAAAACATATCGATCCTGAACCACAGCATACAGAAGATCCCAGTGGGATCGATTCTTCAGCATCAACCCAAATAGTGGACCAAAACGAACCAGAACAAGAAATGAAAGATCACGGAAAACTCATGGTACATATAGATAACGGTCACGCGAGCACAACAGCTGGGAAAAGAAGCCCAGCGGCGCTGATAGGACTCAGTTACGGGAACCATACAGTAGATGAACTTACATTATACGAGTATGAATACAACAGGAGAGTTTCCAAAGCCGTAAACGAAAGATTGAAAAAACTCGGATTTAAAACGTACATGGTCACACCAGAACTCGACTATGACGTTCCAGTTATGGTAAGAGCAAACAGATCTAACGAAATGAAGAACAGATATCCAGAACTGAAACACATATTCATATCATGCCATGTCAATGCACACGGAAACGGAGACAAGTGGGATACGGGGAACAATGCTGCTTACTGGTCTGCATTTACATCTATTGGGCAAACAGCTGGAGATAAACTTGCAGATTGTTTCTATGAAGCAGCTGAAGAGATTCTCCCAAGATATGGAATACAAATATCTACACAGACGTCTGACGGGGACAAGGATTGGGAGGCAAATTACACTGTCCTTAAAGAGACAGACATACCAGCTGTACTTGTGGAATCCCTGTTCATGACTAATATCGATAACGTTTTGTTCTTAAAGAGTAAAGAAGGATTTGATGCGATCGTGGAAATATACGTCAGGGCAATACTGAAATATTTCGAACGATATGTAAAATAAGATGAAGTTACAGAAAAAGGAAAGCCGTCAACTCAGTTGGCGGCTTTATTTTGTTCAAGCAATCTGTCAATTTCTGCAGCGATCAATGCTCCAGCTTTGACAAGTTCCTTTACTCTATCATTAGGTGTCGGCTTCCACCAAGATTTTTCCCATGGCCAAATTGGTGGCACATCAGGAACGTTCTCATCTGTAGTGTATAATTTCCAGATTTATTTTCTTTCTGTTTCTGTCAACGCATATGAAACTGCAGCATCAGCAAGTTGTCCTAGATAATGTTCTTTATCATGATCTTTGGTCCAGCCTTCTTTTTCGATTTGACGTTTTCTCTCTTCAGCGATTAGTTCAACACCAGTTATTATTTCTGGAACCATATCGTGTTTAATCCCTATCCATCCACAATTGCAACACTCTACTTTATTCCTATCTACATATTTCTCTGGATGATTTTGATCATACAAACATGCAACAAGTGTTGTTAAATGATGCTTTGATCCACAAACTGGGCAACATTTGTGCATTTTATTATAATTCTTCATAAAATCTTCGTATTCCATATAATTATTTTCTTTAGTTTTTACACATCCCCAGTGATTTCAGACTCTTCGTAAATGATACCATAAGAAGACTTTTTCTTCTCTGGAATTGTCATCCTTACATAATCGGAAATCTTCCCGTTAACCATATGAAACAACGGTTCACAAAAACGAATCTCTTCAGAAATCACCTTTCCATCCTCTATATGGCATTTAGATTCTTCGGACTCGCATCGATAGATAGCTGGTCTTGTGGCATAATAACCAAGAAAATTTTCAACCATCCATTTTTTTGCATCTTCCAGATTTACAAACGAATGAATACCATGAATAATTTTTGAAGAATATTGAGGTTTTGCTATCATTTTAGAATGGCCTTCAACCTCATCAACAGTCAACCAAACATAAAGTGGCAAAGTCAAATATTCTATACGACCACTTGGTGTAAGTCTTTCTTCTATAACCTTATAACTGCTAATCATTTTCTATTTCTGTCACTTTTACTGGTTCGTCTTCCCATGTTAGTTTTCTTCCAATTATCTTTTCTATCGTCCCCCTTGGAAGATAGTTCCAACGTGGAACTACGCCAAATTTAGGAATATCATCCGAATCATGATATTCAATCCAAACATCATGGTCAAGAATCGTTTGATCATATGAAACAACCTTCTTATTTTCGTATCTATCTCCTTCATTAAACGCTTTTGGAGAAAATCTCTGAAACCCACATGGATTTGAAGTTAATCGTTCATCTCCATTTGAGTCAACCGCGAGCCAAATAAACCTACTCTGCATAATATCTTTCCATCGCTTCTTTTGTCACATGATATAGATCATCAGCAAAAAAGCCAGTCTTTGCCAATTTTGAAACATGTAATGATGTCCTGTCGTTAATAGCCAATCTAATAACAGCGTTAAACAAACATTCAACCAACGTTTCGCCATGAACTATGTTCCATCCAACCAATCCACAAGCACCCTCATATTGCCAATATGGAGTTGTACATGTCCATTCAATATCATCCTTATAAAAGTTGATATATTCCCAATGCTCATCTCTATTTTTCTTAGAACCTTCTTTCCACTTATATGGCAATATGGACAATAAATCATGCACATCATAACGGTCTCTTGTAATTTTGATACCATATTTGTACAAAAGATTCATCTCGTCCTTGGTTAAATATTTTCTTTCACGTTTCATACAGCAAATATACGGAAAAAATATAAAAAAAGAAAAAGGATCGATCAAATAAATTTAATCGATCCTTTTCCAAAATAACAATAAAATTACTGTTGAGGCTGCGCTTGAGCAAAATCAAACCCAGAAAAAGGATTACCTTGTCCAGAAAACGGGTTTGCACCAACGCTTGCGTCTGGATTGGATTTCTTATAAATCTCCGCGCTAACCTTCCACTGGATTTCCTGCAAAGCCTTCGATGCTGATTCCACAGCAGACATGTCCCTGTCAGACTCGTTGACATTGAACACAGCCTTCATAGCGTCAGTCTTTTCCTGAAGTTCTGTCTTCAGTTCCTCGCTAATGTCATCCCCGTTGTTCTTCAATGTCTTTTCCGCAGCGAAAATCTGAGTCTCATACATGTTGTTCTTTTGAACCTTCTCCGTATAAGCCTTGTCATCAGCCTCATGAGCCTCAGCATCCTTACGCATACGATCGATCTCCTCATCACTCAAGTTAGAGGAACCCTCTATGCGAATACTCTGTTCCTTATTGGTCGCCATATCCTTTGCAGTGACACTCAGAACACCATTCGAGTCAATATCGAACGTAACCTTCAATTGAGGGACACCACGTTCGGCTGGGGCAATCCCATCGAGATTGAACAAACCTAGTTGTTTGTTCTGCGATGCGATCGGCCTGTTTCCCTGCGTAACGATAACTGTGATCGATGTTTGGTTATCATCAGCCGTCGAGAATATGTTATCATGAGAGGTAGGGATTGTAGTGTTTGCTGGAATCATAACTGTTGCGACGCCACCAAGTGTTGTGATATTGAGGTTCATCGGAGTAACGTCAAGCAGCACAAGATCGCTTCCCATGTCACCAGCGAGGATCGATCCTTGTACTGCTGCGCCCAAAGCTACTGCTTCATCGGGATTGACAGACTTGTTTCCTTCCTTGCCGAAATACTTACGGACAAAGTCCTGAATCAAAGGAACACGTGTCGTTCCTCCGACAAGAAGGACCTCATTGATTTGTGATGTTCCCATATTGGCTGCACTCAATGCACCTTTCACAAGATTTTCCACCTTTGCCATGAACCCTTCTGCCATACGTTCGAATTGTGCCCTTGTAAGTGTAGCAACAAAATGTTTCGGGAGACCATCGACAACAGCAAGGTAAGGCATGTTTATTTCTGTCGAGACCGAAGAAGAAAGACTGATCTTTGCCTTTTCAGCTTCCTCGATGACTCTCTGGAACGCCATAGGATCCTTGGACACATCATATCCGAACTGTTTGTTGAATTCGTCCACGATCCACTTCACAATCTCATTGTCAAGGTCACGTCCTCCCAAAACCATGTCGCCTTGGGTAGACTTGACCTCGAACACGCCGTCACCCATCTCAATGATGGAGACATCAGCCGTTGACCCGCCAAGGTCAAGGACAAGGATCACATTGGTCTTATCAGGTTTGTCATATCCGAAAGCCAGACAAGCCGCTGTTGGCTCGTTGATGATACGCTTGCAGTCAAGACCAGCAATCTTGGCTGCTTCGATCGTTGCTGTACGTTGTTGATCATCAAAATAAGCTGGAACCGTGATAACGGCACCATCCACTTTCTCGCCGAGGAAATCCTCAGCTGCTGATTTCAGTTTCCTCAAGACCTCTGCACTGATTTCCTGTGGGGTATATTCCTTTTCACCGATCTTGACTCTTACGGAATCATTAGGGCCTTCCACCAATTCATACGTAAAGTCCTTTGCGTATTGCTTTGTCTTTTTCCATGAGTTTCCAATGAACCTCTTAATGACTTCGATCGTGCTCTTTGAGTTGATAACACTTTGTCTCTTTGCCGCTGAGCCAACCTTGATTTCACCATCTTTGCCATATCCGACAACGGACGGTGTTGTTCTTTCGCCGTCCTGATTCACGATAATTTCTGGTTTGCCGTTCTGACATACGGCAACAGCACTCATGGTACTACCTAAATCTATACCGATAATCTTAGACATATTTATGTATTTGATTTTATGTTTTTAGAAAAGATCAGGAGAACTTTATCAATTCCCCTGATCATTTAAATATTCATTTTATAAATATTGATATGCTCAGAACACCCAATTCACTGTAAGTTGAACAACGTTTCCGATTTCATCCTTATTGGCGACCCAATAACACTTTGTGAATCCATACAGCTCAACGAAATCCTCACAAAAAGCATCAAGAAGATCTGATTCATCATGGTACAATTTGTTGTAGATGTCTATATTCGACATATCAAGGGGAAATTCAACGTCATCTGAAATAAGTTCAATCACATCGGTAACCAAACCAGTGACATTACCATCTTCGTCGCGAAGGGATGCGTAATTCGTATTATTTTGGATATTATTAATAAACATATCAATCGCTTTCACTGGACAGAACAACGACTCACATCCATCACAAGGATTGATGTCATATGTTTTATCATAAGATTCTATACGCTCTTTGATAACACTAGCAAGATTTTTGTTTTTAGGCAGTTCTTCATCACATTTGTTCTCTGGTACACAGAAATCAATAGAATTATTCTTTTTTTCGTTATCTTCTTCGTGATTGCACTGAGTATTTGAGATAGGATTACACTGTTCAATCGTACCAGTGGCGAAATTGTACGCGAACACGGTTCCATCTGGATCCTCCGTAAGGAATCTCTTTGTCTCCTTATCCCATGTGAAATGGAAACATTCCTTTCCGTCAAACACAAATGTGATAACAAACGAATCGAAGTCATCGGAAACAGTTACGAAATTACACCAATGGGCCATTGCCTTGATGATTGCACCTTTCATCTTTTCGTGATCGTAATCACCATTAAACCCATAGGTTACATGACGTTTTCCGTCAACAACACTTTCCTGATAGGAATCATAATCCGATTTTGAATAGCTAGACTCCCCAAACATATTCAAGAAAGTCTTAAAGATTTTGTCTAAATCTAACATATTTTTGAATTTTAACGTTTATGTTTTTCTTACTGCAAATATACGGAATTATATTTAAACCAAAAAATCAAATTTCGATAGTTTTTTCAAAAAGAATTGACGAAGAAAAATCAGCCATCTGGACAAGATGAACCAATGGAGAAATCTTCAAAGCATTTGTCCTCGAAGCCGCATATTCCTTAGATTCATCACCCCACCCAGCCATATGGAACCTGATAGCAAGCATCTCTTCTGCAGTCATTTGCAAACCGAGACTTTGCAACATAATTACAGACTTTTCTCCATGTCCAATAGGAAACGTATCCTCAATTATATATGAATCATATTGAACCCACGAATTCGTCTCATCCTTCTTCCATTTTTGGCCTTTCTTGTAGAAACAGATCTTACAAAAATCGTGCAAAAGACAAGAAATGATAACACTATTATGATCCATTTTCTCAGCGACATCTGGGGAGAAAGAACTGATCGATGTCAAATATTCTTCGGCAATTGCATAAACGCATAGGGAATGATCTAACAATCCGCCATCGTAATTCGAATGATACTTAGAAGAAGCTGGTGTTGTGTAAAAATCAGTTCTCTTGGCAAAGTCTATAACTTGATCGATCCCTTGCCTTCCAGTTGATCTAAGAAGTTCCTCGAAGATCTGAATCTTTTCCTGATGGGTGATCCTGTTATCACCAATGATCAATTCTTTGGTTAGTTTTTGCATTATATTGTATTTTTAAAAGAGTTGATAACTATCGTTTGCAACAGGCTCTTTATATATCTCATCCTGCTCTATAATCTGTGATGAATTCATACTTTCGTCAAAATCATCTTCAAAATCATAATCATCAGATGACTCGCTATATGATTTTTTCTGGCCAACAGCCTTCAATATCGTATATCTAGAATCAGCCAAAACTACATGAACAAAGCCTTTCTCTTTGAACGCATCAAACTCATCGTCGGAAATCTTCTTCAGGAGTGCCCTAAAGTTCGCCGTAACGAGTTCGAACAACTCTGGCGTCTCTTTCTTCAACTCGGATACCAAAACGCTTCCTACGTCATTTTTCCACAGTTTCATGTAAGCCTTATTCGCAGTTTCTGGAAGCTCTATTACTGGTTTTTCTCCCTTAACACACTTCACGATAACTCTCCCAATGTTGAACCTATTCATGCAACAAAGCTCGTATTTCTTTATATTTGCTGTTGACAGACTTGCATCAACAAGTTTTTTCAAGTCATCGGAAATTAAACTCAACTTTTGCATTTTAATTTTCCTTTTTAAATTTTTCTAACTGATCATAGAAAGCGACGATCTCCTTTATCTCGTTTATTGTTTCCTCTGGAAAGAACCGCATCGCGTCACTAAACTCCTTATCCGTTATGTCGTAGTGTTTCTTATAGAGTCTTATCTGATCTTGTGTGACATCAGACTTTACTGCCTTTGACTTGGAAGCACCAGCCGTGTATGTCCATCTCGGAACCGAGACACCGTTGTAAAGGAAATCAGACCAGAACTTCAACACATCAAATGCGTTCACCTTACCGTCGTTGAACACATTCGCTTCGATCGGATATTTGATCGCAAGCCTTCTCAACACCATAAATATGTTCTGCCTTGCGGTCTCATATGTCAGGTTATAGATATAGTTCGGATCCATGAACAGCGCGTTAACTATTGCAACGAACGGACTCTGTTTCTTTCCCTTCGGATTTTCCTCAATAACCTCTACATCGATCTGACATTGATCATCGTCAACTATATTGAATGATTCTCCAGTATTATTCAATTCTTTCATGATGCAAATATACGGAAATTTCGCTATTTGGCAAACTACATTCCTTGATATTTTTCGACCCTTATTCGAATTTCACCAAACGATTCTATCTTTGTTATGTCGCTAAAATCTTTGAATGACTTGAAACTTAATTGTTTTCCGTTGACGATCAACGGTTTCCATCTTTGCCAAAAATAATTTTTACAAAAAACATTGTAAACTCCATTTCGACTATCGCGAACTATTTTTACTGTTCCCTTCATAAATTTAAATCAATCGAATAATTTATTTGACGGGAAAGAGAACTTCCCAAGCGCATCTATGTCATCAAACACGGAATTCAACCTTCCCTCTGGAGCCTTTTTGATTGCATACTTGGTTCCATTCAATATTTCGTCAGATCGAACGCTTGCCGTATTCACGCTGCACTGATTCATCGCATCATCGACCATCCCAGCGAAAGCCTTTACAATCTTCTTAGGGAACAAAGAACTGTTCAATTCAACAAGTTTTCTCTGGCGATCCATCCTCTCCTTAAAGTCAAGATCGATATCCTGTTTCATCTCCTTCTCCAGTGCGTCTTTCAACAATCGATCATCATTCGCCTTGATAAGATCATCCAACGTACTGATACCAAGGGACTCAAATACATGGCTTGCCTTCAGCTCCGTCACGTTCTGCTTCTTCCCGTTCCTGTAGTAGTGCCAGAACGCGGGCACATTATCGGATCTGTCTCCAGCCATGATCTTATTCAAAAGAACCTTCTTTGGATCGATAACATCAAAATCAACCTTGACGTCGATCGATGGAAGTTTGTTAATAGTAGCCCTCGTCAGATTATAGTTCCTGAAAAAGATATCCGTCGTATCCTTTTGGTTCAGCCAATCTTGGATTGATTCATCCATATAAAGATGTTTCCTTCCCTTGTTATTTGCTATAGGGTTGAAACATACACAAACATTACCTTTTTGGCTCATGCCAACAAGTTGGACCCAGTCCATATCGGAAGACACTATGACAACATCCTCCCCTATAGAGAAAAGATGCTCCTTCCACATAGTTGTAATGTCATCTGCCTCCGTCCTATCGATAAGGGTGACAATAAACCCCTTGTCCTTCAGTATGTCCCTGAGTTCGTCTAATGTCGCATAGATTTTCTTCCAGTTCTTCTTCTCATCCTTTATACGGGTCCCCTTATACGTCTCACCGTCGATATCCTTATAAAGATCGTTTCTCCAAGGCAACTTTGAATCACACGACACGATCACCCTTTTCGGCGAGAACATCCTTACAACCTTGCACATATCAAGAAGAATCTTCTCAACAAGCATTCGGCATTCTTCATCCGTGTCGAAGTTGTTAATCTTGATCGTCGGATCCATGAAATTACATGTAAACATGGATCTCATGGCAAAATTGTTGAAGTCAAGGATAAGGTTTATCTTATTTGTATTCCCTTCACTCATGATTTCAATACCATTTGAAGTTTATACATACATGCAAGCAACACCAACACCCTGTCTGGAGCAGTTGTCAGCTGGAACATGTACTCAGCAATCGTTGTAATGAGATAAGGAACCTTAGGAGTATATTGAGGATAATTCACACGGATGAAATCGACAATCGATCTACTTATCTCAAGCATCGCGTCGTCTGGACTTGAAGCGTAGTTGGACATGACGAACTTATAGTTCTCCACTGGATCCGATCCGTTTATTATCACATTAAACAAGTCCGAACAATCGAACGTCTTAACCAAGGCATCCTTATTCAGAATCTTTATATCCTGCGTATAAAGAGACTGAATCGAATTCAGGATGCTTCTCATGTCTGGGAAACTGTTCCTGACAAAAGTCTCAAGAGTCTCATTATCATACTCAACCTTGATCGCTGTAAGAATCTGCCCAACCCATGCGCAATATCCAGCGATCATCTGGGATTCCTCGTCCTTTGTCACTGGAAACACAGGGATACACTCGAACCTTGACTTGATCGGACCAGGAATCTTGTCGATTTTGTTGCATGTGCAAATGTACCTAACGGAACCAGCATAATGCTCGATAGTTTCTCTAAGTGCATCCCAAGCATTATCTGTTAGTCCATCTGCCTCGTCTATGTATATGACCTTCATCTTCTCCGATCCAAACTCAAGGGAAACAGCACTCGCGAAACTGACAACCTGATTTCGTATGACATCGATTCCGTTCTCTGAAGAACCGTTAATCTTCAACACATCAAACCCTTCAACAAGGATTCTGGCAATTGTGCTTTTCCCAGTGCCTTGAGGTCCATAAAGGAACATATTCTGAACAAGACCCTTGCTCACAGCGTTCCTTACCCTGTCGGGAAGAACCATATTGTCTATGGACTTTGCCCTGAAAAGCTCCGTGAATAATTTGTTTGTTACTGGCATTTTATTAACAATTTATTTCTATCCCTTTATCTTTTAAAGCATTAACGATAAGCTCACCATCCGTTATGCACATTTCAGATTTTGTAGGGAAATTGTTATGAAGAATTAGATCGTATTCTGATTCATCAAACAAAATCCTATCGTTGTCCCTGTCCCTTCGCTCTTGATCTGTATCATTGTTCTCTCTGGTGACATACACAGAAAATATGTTGAACTCATCTCCAAACTTTTCCATAAGATAAACCAACCCCTTCTCGTCGATCACATATGACGTAACATCCTTTACTTGAGACTTCGTTGCCCAATATTGATATCCTCCGAAAACCGTGTATGCAATCATTTCCGATTGATCTGGAACATCGTTTTCAGTGACAAATATGTGTTCGACACCATTCATCTCTCTATCCCGCATGGGTCTTGTTGTATATGAACACACATAAGGTATTCCATACCTTCCATACAGAAATAAAGAAAGAGTTGTCTTTCCAGATCCAGATGGACCAACTATTGCTATTATTGTCTTCTTTTTCATTGCTTTAATCCTCCAGATAATTTGCGTATCTTTTCGATATGGTTTTCTCTACATCATCCTTTGTAATTTCCAAAGGAGCAAGTTTAATTTCTCCATCTTCATCGGAGCAAGAAGAATCGTTTGAATCAGAATATTCATAAACGAAATCATTCAATACGGATTCCATCATGGATCTCAAACCACGCGCTCCAGTTCCAATCTTCAAAGCAATTTCTGCCACACGTTCAAGAGCATCATTTGTCACGATAAGATCGATCCCATCCAACGACATCATAAGCTTGTACTGGTTCACAAGAGAATTCTTAGGTTCAGTCAATATCCTGACAAGATCCTCCTTTTTCAAGGAATTCACCGTAGATATGACAGGAAACCTTCCTATGAACTCTGGAATCATTCCATACTTTTTCAAATCATCCTGCGACAGATAGTCAAACGGATTGAAATCTTCCGATCCAACATCTATTCCGCTATTTGAAGATATAGAATACCCTATCTTGTTTGCGTTGATCCTTGACTTGATAGTGTCCTCTATACCAGAAAAAGCTCCTGTACCTATGAAAAGGACGTTTTTTGTGTTGACATAAATCAAAGGTTGATCTGGATGTTTCCTACCCTCTTGCGGTGGAACACCAACCAAATCACCTTCTACCATTTTCAACAAAGCCTGTTGCACACCTTCACCAACGACATCACGGGAAATATGCTGGTTGCTTCCTCTTTTAGCCAACTTGTCAATCTCGTCTATGGAAACGATCCCATATTGCGCTTGGGCGACACTCCACCCACATTTCCTAAGAAGACCTGTTATGATAGACTCCACGTCATCCCCAACATAACCAGCCTGTGTCAATGTCGTTGCATCTGCGATATAACAAGGCACACCCATATAATCCGCGATGCACCTGATCATTGCAGACTTCCCGCAACCAGTTGGACCAGCCATGATGATATTGCTTTTCTCAACCATGGCATCTGGGTTAACATAAGAAAGCAATATGCGCTTGTAATGATTATAGACAGCAACAGACAGGATCTTCTTCGCTTCGTCCTGACCTATGATAAACTCGTCTAGATGGGCTTTCAGCTCTTTAGGCGTATAATATCTGAACTTGACACTATTCGGTAACTCTACTTCTTTCAAAATATCCTATATTTGAATTTATGATGCAAATATACGGAAAAAGAAGATAACAAAAAAGCGTTTTATCTGTTCAAAAGAGAAGCATATGATATTTGCTGCCCGTATGCGTTCTGCTGCATAGGATAAGAAAATCCAGTTCCATAAGTGACATGTTCGAAATCAACGAAGTCACTAGATTCATTAACGGTTTCATCCATTCCGAAAAGTTCCATAAAATCACCATCACTCATCTCTGGGTTATCAATCTCCCATTTCTGTATAATCTCGTTCAATTCATAGACCTTGCTCCTGTTTGCGTTGAAATACAGATACTCCTCTATCCAGTTCACGAAATTGGACTCGTCGAGCATCCTAGGAATATGGTTGAACACTGGCATCGATAGATCGTCGTGGCAAGCAATCCCCTTCAATTTACCTCTCACATAACCAAACGACTTCATCTGGTTGAAAGTGTCCTTACATGTTACAATAACCCTGTGCATAGATATAAGCTTGTTGCCCTTGATACAATAGCTTTCCTTGTTTGAAGTCGTTTTGAAACCAGACTTCTTTTTCTGATGCTCACCAGGGATGGGTTTCTTGTGATACGTCTTCAACACAGTAGAATCCGTATAGAACTGGTGCCTGCGGAACTCCTCAAAGAAAGACTTGCCGTTGAAATTCATCTCCACCATAACCCTCACATTGCTGCGTTCGTGATCCTTGAACAAATTATAAGCGAGGGCCGAACACACCTTTGCCATATGGACCTCATCCTCAGAACTGCATGTATACTTTCCAACCTGAACGAATCTTACACAATCCTTCGGTGAACAACTCAAATGGGAATATCTCCTAAGATTTGCCTTTGAATTAAGAACAAGCTTGAATATTGTAAATGCGTTTGAATCTGGCGTGCGTTCCTTAGTCTGCATGATTTCGTCTGGATCTCCGTTTCCCTCTGATATGTCAACAAGGAAAATGAACCGATCGTTCTCGTCTATATTATTAGGATCAAAGTCTGGATGCCATGTAATATGTTCATCGTTGGCATACTGGTTCCCTACATAAACTTCTTTATGGACATAATCCTTAACAAAACGATCCATGAAGTCCATGTCCTTAGCCTTCATCAACATCTTAGAGTTCTTGTTGAACTGAAGCTCGAACTCTTGGGCGAACTCCTCATCTCCAAAATTAGCACGTTGTTTCGCAGCCCAAGCGTCATCATGTTCTGGAACTTCCCAATAATCGACCCTGATCGGGTAAAATGTGTTCTTCTTTTCCATAGCACCAGACCAGAGTTCATAGAACTTATTGGTTGTTCCATTGGGTGTCGATGTAATTATACACTGAGAAACCTTAGACGAAGACAAAGTCGGATAAACAGATCTCCAGAAATTGTTCACTATGTTAGCTGGAATATGAGCAAACTCGTCAAGTAGAACACAATGAATCGTAAAACCGATCGATGCCGTATTTGTTGTTGCTGTTGACAAAATTTTCGACCCGTTGTCAAGTTCGATCGAAGTCTTACCCCAAGACTTTGTGCCAGGTTTCAACCAAAACGGAAGACCTTTGAAAATCTTCAAAATCTTATCAACAATCTCTATAGCGGTCTTT